AGATGTTTTAGCTCTCCATCTGCACCTATAACAAACCCATAATCGTTTTCGCCATCAATGCCCAGTTCTTCTTCTAGGCTTAGTTCTTGCTCTTCTTGTGTGTCTTGGGAGATTTTGCTCATGTGTGCAGCCTCCTAAACTGCTGTATTATTTATTTGAACAACATGAGCCCCATAAGAACACACTGCACAATAAAGCCTACACCAATGGTGAGAATGTTCAATCTGTCACGCATCATCACAGCTTTGACAAACAGCAAGGCCAGTGCGCCCCAGCAGAACAACACCATGTCCACAGGGGGCATTTTATCAGTGAGTCCTGCCATGGCCGCTAGCAAGCTGGGAATGATACTAAAATGAATAAGCAAGCTGGCCATCCAGCCCAGCGTCTCGGCACTTACATGAGTAAGATGCGCACGGAACCAGGCAAGTGTGCCTTCACGAAATTGCTCAACACTAAACTTTTTCATCATGTGCCTTTTGCTTTGCGATCTGAGTAAAAAATATGCCGTCCAATTTTGGCAATTTTTTCCTTGCCCCATTGCGGGTTTACATAGTCTGCGTGATAATACAGTGCATGTTTCAATCCGTCAAGCCGAAAATTTTCCAGCAACACCTTTTTGGCCACAGCATAGCTTTCTGCGTAAGCAGCAGGATTCACTGGGCGCATCTTGCCTGGCTGTTCACAATACCAGGAGAATTGGCAGATCACCTTGTCGTAGATCACGCCTTTCTGATATACCACAGCACAGATATCATTAGGAAACTGTCCGCTGTTGGCGCGGTTAATGGTCACTTGAGCCACAGCCACTTTGCCTTCAAAAGGCTCGTAACCTGCTTCGTGATAGATATTTCTTGCAAGACAGGTCAACTGTCTTTCGCGAACAGCAGCGGTCACAAACACTGTTTGTGCTTGACTGTTTGCTGTTCTCAATTGATCCATTTTGGCCACTGTGACTTTAACTGCCATGGTCGCACAAAATGTAAATCCTGCGATTCCGATTACCAGTTTGGTAATACCTGGAATCCATCGTTGCCAAGATCTATTGGTCAGAGTCATAATTTACTTCCTCCTTAGTTTTAGACGTAGTGATATTTAAGAACACAGGATCCAGGTAATAATACAATATAAGTTGTGCTATGTCAACTTAAATATCGTTCAAGCCCATAAAGTGGGTATATTAAGGTGGATCTAGTGGGTTATTACGGCAATTATATGCCCAGATTATGCTTTGGGATAACCTCTACTGATATAATATTGATTATTGTACCCATAAAATGCAGCGTTGGCCAAAGCTGTATTGATATCAAGATTCCTTGATCTTGCATCGTCAATCACGTTTTCTCTTTGTTGTGCAGTGAGTCCTTCTCCTTCTGCTGCACGTACACCCAATGCCAATCTTTCAATATCAGAAATACCGATAGTTTCTTTACCAATCAGTTTTAGTGTTTGTTCATTTTTTCCTTGAAGCAGAACTGCTTTTGTGGCTTCGCCATAGATGTCATCTGTCAGCATGTCCAGTAACATGGGTGTGGTGCCACTGTTAAAAGCATCTGTGCCCAGCGAAGTTAACAGAGCAGTCAATTGACTCAATGTGGCACTACCAGGTATGTAACTTTGAATATCAATACCGCCTTTGATTTGATTGTTTTCCTCTAAAATCACCTGAGCAACAGAAAGACCTATTGCTGTGTTTGCTTCATCTAACAAACTGCTAATAGCAGACGCAGCAATCAAATTATCCACCGCTGTTTCAAATGTATTTTCTACTGTGCTTGGATCTGCGTCAGTATCATACGCAGCCAACACAGCATCACAAGCAGATATTAGTGCAACAGTTTCAGCTGTGCTTGCAATAGAGCTGCACACTCTAAACACAGTTGAAAAGGTTTCCGTGTGTACATAGCCAGACGGGGTTCCAATAATCTCTTGAACAAACGGAGATCCAAAATCTCCAGATCCTGAAGGAAATGATGATCTAATTGACTCAGTGTCCACTGTGGGCACCGGCTTAGACAGTGATGATAATGCTGGAGTGTCTAACAGCTCAATATTTTTCAAACTAGAGATTAAGTCTTGTTTGGTTTCATAATTCACGTTGAGACTGACCAGGGCAGCGGATAAATCAGTTAATTTACCACCAGGAATAGCGTTTATAGCAGCTATGGTTATTACTTTGTCAGTTTTGAGCAGATCTGCTGCATTTTGTATGATACTGTTGGTAGGTTGTTTGAGGCCAGTACCGGTTATGATTCTTTGTACATCTTTGCCTTGAATTTGTTCTAAAATAGAAATCAATACAGATTCGCTTGCTTGCTGCAATGCATTGATATCAACATTTTGATTTTCAAATGTTTGTATGAATTCATTTTTTATCAAGCCTTGTAATAAAAGATTGTTGATCAGCCCATAGGCTGTGCCCAAAGATTCAGGTTTTGTGAAATCATACAAAGTGCCAAGATTGTCAATAGCGTCAGCCACAGCATTTATACTTCTTTTTATGTCTACAGACGTGGTTGAAATTGCGCTGCCACCGGTATATAATCCTGAAGCTCGTAAATAATCTTGACTGCCAACAGCTAATGGACCAAACTTGCTGGTAATGCCACCAGTGATTAAATCATTATGATTGTTCACATCTGGGGCTACACCACTAAATCCTTCAGCCTCTAGAAAATAAACACTGCCAAGAATTTCTCTTGCTGCCCTACAAGCATTAGTAGCCAGGCCAAGACGGTTTAGATAACCAGCCACTCCATTGTTAAAATAAATCTGTGCCAGTTCTTTGACATTATCTGACAGATTATGGAATACGAATCCTTCAGGAACTGTTTCAAACGACGATGGCACTGTCATGCTGATTCCTGGAATCTTGGTCCTACATATGGTTATCACATTAGTGGTGCTGTTTGGATGAGTTAATAACTGTCTAAGTTTTCCGGATAGCACAGAAGTATCCTGGCAATCGGCTATTCGTGCCAACATAGCAGACGAAACCTGTAGACCTAGATTTTGACTAAACCCACTTACCGCTATAAGTTGTGATGCAGAATATGTCATATCAGTTAATAATCACGTTAGGACTACCTGATGCTGGGTGTCCACATGTGGCTTTATCTCCTGCTCTACACGCCGGAATACCATTCACAATCACATTAGAAGAACCTTCTGCCATGGTAGGTCCGGCATGTTCTCCAGGAGCATGTCCTTGCACTGCATCACCAATACGCACTTGTGGTGTTCCGTTGGTGATCACATTTGGACTGCCAGCTACAAGAATGCCTCCGGCGCTGTCTTGACTCTGACGAACTGCCCCCGGCATTAGATTACTATGCTCCCACCTGTGACAGGTTTGATTCCTGTTGTAACTTCAAAATAGTGATTGCCTACTTCTTTAACACACAATTGATGCATGATCACGTGCTGATCTTTGAGTATGATTGTTTTGTTTTGGTCAGCTGTGAATAAACTTTGTACCAAACCAATGCCTTTGGGACTAGGCAACACTGTACAAGGTTTGCTCAATACCCAAGCATCTGATTGGTCTTCAACTATCTTGGCCACAATCTCATCGCCGTTGACCAATTTAAAACTAACTACATCACCATCATCGTACTTGTTGTTTGAAATTAACATTTTTATCCTTGAAATTGATTAAAAAAATCTGCAGATTGTTTGCTTAGACCTTGAAAGCCACCTGGCACTAGTTCTTCGTTGTTAAAAATTTGTGGCACACTTCTTAGACCACGATCCAACAGCATTTGTCTTGCGTCAGGTTGGTCTTCAATGTTCACTTCTTGGTAAGGTACATTTTTACTTTCTAATAGACGTTTTGCCTGAACGCAAAACGGACAGTTGTTCTTTGAATACACAGTTAACATTTATAATGTAAATCCTTTAAAAGTTTCGGTGGTGACGTCTTGCTTGGTGCCACCAATCACGTAACTACTTATCTCTGTTTCCTGTGGTGCCACTTGAACTTCGGCACCGGCGATCCACTTGGCTGTCCATGGCAATGGATTGCTGCCTGTCTTGATACCACACTTGAGACCAACTGCGGTCATGCGTTTGCAAGTGAGCCAGTCAACGTAATCACACAGCAGTTGTTCATTAAGACCAATCATGCTGCCATCCTTGAACAGATAGTGTGCCCATGCCTTTTCTTGTGCTGCTGCATCCAGGAACATCTGTTCACACTCTGCACGAGTTTCTTCTTTGATCCGGGCATAGTCGGGATCATCCTGCGGCAGCAATTTCAGCAGGGTTTGTGTGGATCCTAAGTGTACATTTTCGTCTCGTGCAATCAATTTAATAATCTTGGCATTGCCTTCCATCTTTTTCAATTCAGCAAAGGCCCATGAGCAGGCAAAGCTCACATAAAATCTTATGCCTTCCAGCGCATTAACAGAATTCACTGCCATCCATAATTTTTTCTTAAGTTCATAGAGATCAACTGTGATCTCTTTTCCGTTTACTGTGTGTGTTCCTGTTCCCAGTAGGTTATACCATGCGGCTGCTTGTATAAGATCATCGTAGTATCTACTGATATCGGTAGCGCATTCAACGATTTCGTTAATGTCCATAAGCTGATCAAATATTTCACTAGGGTCAGCATATACATTCCGAATAATATGAGTATAGCTACGGCTATGGATTGTTTCGTTAAAACTCCAAGTTTGAATCCATGTCTCCAACTCAGGTAATGATACAATAGGAAGAAAAGCCAGGTTAGGGCTACGGCCTTGGACAGAGTCAAGAAGTATCTGTCGTTTAAGGTTTGAAGTAAAGATATGTTGCTCATATGGTGTTAGGTCTTTAAAATCTTTGGCATCTCTTAATACATCAACTTCTTCAGGACGCCAAAAAAATCCCAACTGTTTGTCTGTTAGTTTATCAAACTGTCTATACTTTAGTACGTCATATCGTTGAACTGGTTGTGTTCCAGACTCGTCTAGAAATGCTAGACTTTCGGTATGATTCTTTTTATTTTTAATATTAAAAACGCTCATTGTTGTTCCTGTGCATAAGTTTTTGCAAAAATATCTTTCTTAACCACACCGTAATCATTTGAACCATGTCTTACAATGTAATCTTCTCCTGTTGTATAATTTAACACTTCTCCCCAGCTGGTTGGCACTGAACCACTATGATCTGCAAGTTTGGCCAGTTTGATAATTTTTTTAGGATAACAAACTCCGGTGCCGGCATCATCTTTTAATTCGTGAAATTTTTCTGGCGGTATTGGATAGGTTTCGCCTTTTGGCCCTGTGAGAATATAGTAACCTTTTTTATAATTTACCGGGCCTTCTAGAGTTTGTATAGTACCATCTTGCTGCGCCATTTCATATTTTTCTGGGTTAGGTTTTTTATATGTTTTGAACGACCCTTGTTCAAACCATTGATCGTTGATGGTCTGGTCTTCAAATAAATTTATGTATTTTCGTAAATTCATTATTATCTCTTAGATCACGCAACTGTCGCAGTCTTCTTGAGCTTGATACTGTTCAGTTTCAACTGGCTTGGCTTCCATCAACTTGTCAACATTGATTTCGCCTTGACCGTCAAAGGTATTGAAATAATAAAGTTGCTTGAGTCCATACTTATAGCACATCAACAGGTGCTGTAGCATTTCACTCATGGGTATTTTTTCATCATCGTAGAATTGTGGATTGTATGAAGTGTTTACACTAATACCTTGATCAATGTATTTTTGCAGCACAGCACACAATTTAAGATAACCTTCCGGTGTGCGTTGATCCCAAAGCAGTTCATATCGATTTTTTAACTTGCGATATTCAGGCACAACCTGTTTGAGTTGTCCATGCTTGGAACCTTTAATTGACACATAGGAACGTGGTGGCTCAATTCCGTTGGTAGCATTGCTGATCTGCGCAGATGTTTCTGCTGGCATCAGAGCCATGAGTGTAGCATTGCGCTGACCTGTGCGTTGAACTTGTTCGCGTAGTGATTGCCAAGGCATGCGCTCTTGGTAGGGCACCAGTTCATCCACGTCTGGCTTACGTGTGTCAATGGGTAAAACTCCACGAGCACTCTTAAGATCTTGCCAACGCTCACAAGCGCCTTGTTCTTCAGCAAGATCTGCACTGGCCTTGATCAAGTAGTATGACCATGCTTCAGCATACTCATCAACCAAAGTCAAGGCTCGTGGATCACTATAACCAACATCATGTTTTGCAAGGAAGTAGGCAAAATTAATAATACCAACACCTAGAGGCCTAAATTCTCGTGTGGCCAATTCTGCGGCACGTATAGGATAATTTTGATAGCTTAATAGTGCATCTAGTCCTCGCACTGCTAACCGACACATCTTCTCGAAGTCATGTGGGCTTTTTACATTGCCCCAATTGATCGCTGATAGAGTACACAGGGCGATCCTACCATCCTCGTCGTTGACATCGTTTAACGGTACAGTTGGCAAATCTATTTCAGCGCAAAGATTACTCATCTTGATTGGTGCAACCTTCTCGTCAAATGGTGAATGTGTGTTCGCATGATCAACATTCTGGAGATAGATACGACCAGTATCCTTGCGTTCCTGCATGAATCTACTAAACAAATCAGCCGCTTTGAAAGTTTTCTTTCTCAGCTTGGTATTACGCTCTGCTCGTTCGTACAGCTCTTTGAATCTATCTTGGTCATTGAAAAAAGCAGAGTACAGCTCAGGTACATCATGTGGACTGAAGCAGGTGATATCACCACCTGTAATCAATCTTTCATACATCAATTTGTTAAATTGTACGCCATAATCCATTTGACGCACACGATTGTCTTCTGTTCCTTTGTTGTTCTTGAGAACAATCAAATCCTCAATTTCGTAGTGCCATATTGGGTAATACAAGGTAGCGGCTCCATTGCGGACACCTCCTTGGCTACAGCTTCTGGTAGCACTCTGAAACAGCTTGTAAAAGGGTATAACGCCGGTGTGGTAAGCATCACCGTTACGTATGGGACTTCCAAGGGCACGTATTCTTCCTCCTCCGATACCAATTCCGGCTTTTTGACTAACATACTTAACAATACTGCTGGTAGTAGCATTAATGCTATCCAAGCTATCGTCAGTTTCAATGAGTACACAACTGCTGAATTGTTTTTGCGGAGTGCGTACACCGGCCATAACAGGAGTAGGCAGAGAAATATCATGAAGGCTAATAGCATCGTAGTAATCCTTTACCCACTGCAAGCGAGTTTCTTCTGGATAGTTTTGAAACAGTGTTGCTGCAATTAATAAGTATGCTACCTGTGGCGTTTCGTAGATTTCGCCAATCACCCGATTCTGCACCAGATACTTGCCACGCCATTGCTCCATAGCCACATAGGTAAAATGTTCATCTCTCTCATGATGAACAAAATTGTCTAAACGTGCCCATTCTTCTTCTGAATAAGCGGCGAGAAGACCTGCATCATAAAATCCGGCCTCTACATTCTTACGTACGAGGTCCAGCAGGGGCCATGGCTCATAGCGTCCATACACTTGTTTGCGCAGATGGTAACAGATCAACCTGCCGGCCACGTATTGATAGTTAGGAGTTTCTTCTGTGATCAGGTCAGCAGCACTCTTGATCAGTGTTTCCTGAATATCTGCTGTTTTAATTCCGTTGTAAAACTGAATATGACTTTTTATTTCTACTTCGCTGGCGCTAACGCCTGTGATTCCTTCTGTGGCCCAGAACACAACCTTGTGTAACTTTTCTAAATCTAATTGTTCTCGATTGCCATCTCTTTTGGTGACTTGTATTTGACTCATTGATCTTCCTGAATTGACTTAATAATTATCTAGCTTCAAATCTTTACTAGAAAGTTTGAATAATGTTTTCATGCTGTTTGGTACCTGTGTTCTATTTACAATTTCATCTGTAATAAAATTAAGAACATATTTTCCCTGATTGATCCAAACTAAATTATACTGTGCTCTGGTTGTTGCATCTTGGCAAATATGTATGGATAAATCCACACTGTTTTTGTGCGCACTTAGATGTAGAGTATACACTATACCCAAGGCTTTTGCAAGGTCACAATAGCAATTTTCATAAATTAGTTGCCAAGGGTCGGGCCAAGAATCAATTTCTTTATGATCAAGATAAAATGGAGTGAACGGAGCTCTTTGCCAAAAATCATTGCATTCTTGAATGGCTCGTTCCAAGTCCATTGATCCAATATGAGATCTAAAAGACTTCCAGTGGTCAAAACGACCATCAGGATTTAACTTCCACATACCTTAATTAGATTTGAAATTTTGTAACACTGTAAGTAAATGTACCTGTGCCACTAGCGTCACTGGTATAATTAATTTTTGCTACTCCACTAGAAACACTGGTAACACTGAATGTTACTCCGGTTGGCCCTGGATAGGTAAACACAGTATTATTAGGATATTCAATGTATTCATCAATATATTGAATATCGGTTCCTGTAAACACCACATCTATTTTTCCATGTCGATACGCACTGGCATCAGGTCGCTCTAATATGTAATGCACCGAAGCCGACCCACTACTAACACCGCTGAGAATGATTCCAGTGTTGGCATCTGTTTGTGCTGCTGTAATGGTCAGCACCTTACCGGTACCTCTTGTGATCATACCAGTGGTCACACCTACATTTGCATCAATGCTGGTATTAACACTGTTGTCTGCATGAAACACTCTAGCATGCACAGCAGAATCTGCATCAGTTCTTTCAAACGCATCACTGATACTGTAATTTCCACTACCACCAAAACTGATTACTGGTGCACTGGTTGAGCCGGCGCCAGAATAAGCAGTTCCTACTTCTCCAAAATAGTTGCCGATGCTGATCACGTTGGTTCTAGCGGTGTTTGATGCAGCCACAACATACACTGCTGACTTGGCAATGTTTTCAAATGCACAACTGGCTATTTTAATATTTTTGCATTCAGCCCCTGCACTCAAGGTAGCATCAACCCAAACACCTCGGCTCACATTACTGATGTCGCAGCCAATGATTTTAACATTGTTGGCACACAATACTAGTCCTTGTGTACAACGTGTGATTACACAATCAATAAAGGTTATATTGTTTACATCTTTTGTTGAATCAGTTGGTACAGCATACACAGCATTTTGTAGAACAGTACTGGTGCTGTTTGGGGCAGACTGACCTCCTTTGAACAAAACTCGTGTGAAATTCACATTATCCGTACTGTCCAATTGCACTATGTTTTTTGATCCTTGGTGTTCTAGAGTCATGTCTTGTATGTTAATGTATTTGGCAGTTTGCGCTCCTAGAGTGCCGTACGCACCGTCTACTTGAGTTGAACTGTCTTTCAATTGCATGAGAGGTGATATAGCCGAACTGCTTTGTAATATGGTTTTTTCTAGTCCTGCTCCCACCAAGGTCACATAAGACGGCAGTTTTAGACTGGAACTAATAATATAAGTGCCCGGCGCAAAATGAATTCTTCTTCTCAGGCGTGATTGATTTAATGCAAAACTACCAAACACAATTTCATCAATAGCTCGTTGTATGGCTGCGGTGTCATCAGTAACACCGTCGCCTACTGCACCAAAATCTCTTACACTCACTGTGTCATCAAGTTTTTGTTGCAAAGTACGTGTGATAGGAGCTAGTGTGGTTGCACCGGTTTGTGAAGTGTATCCTGACTGACTACCTTTGAATATGTATTGGTTACCAATGTTCAACAGATCACTAAATTCTGTTAGAATTTCAGTGACACCTTCCGTAGGTGCACCTTCTGTAATAGTTCCATTTCCTATGTATAGTTGGCGGGTATCCACGCTCCAGCCCAACTCTGCGCTGGCCAACTGTGGTAGATCCTGTTGCAAACCCTTACGGTGCTGAATTCTGCTTATCTGTACGATTGCCATGTGCTAAAACCTCTGTTATTAGGTATTTAGTTCATTAGGTAGTAGAGCTCTACTCGCTTGAGCCACTCTTCTCTCCAGTGTGCAAATTCGTCCCTTGTGACTTCAAATTCCTGGTATTCTGGGGTGTTATAGGTGCCATCTTCTTGTAATTTAGGCTGTGCGCACATCAAAATCACCCCGTCCTGTATGTCAGTACCATGTGTGTCATTGTGTGCTTCTGCGTAGGCTGCCAGCTGTAAAAAGTAGTCTTCAATCCACTCGCGTTTTTTAGGCTTGTTGGTCTGCTTGAAATCCATGATAGCCGGGCGGCCTTTCCACACTCCCACACAGTCTGTGGTACCTGCATATAATCCGCTGTAGTACACTGGGACTTCTGTACCCCAGAATTCATCCACATGACACAAGCCTCTGAGCACCACTTCTGCTGCCATGAACCAGCTTGGGTGTGCATAAGGGTTGTCTGGCAAGGGCTTGAAATCGCTGCTGAGAATATACTGTTCTAAGTAGGCGTGCATTCTAGTACCGCGATTGGCAGCTTCTGTAACAATCTGCTGTGCCTGTTGCTCGCCCACACGTTTCTTCCAGTTGTTTAGAGCATCAATTTTTTCTTGTGGCTTGGTACGATCTAGGATAGTGGTAACGCTGGGTACCTTTTCGCCGTTAGGGAGGCAATAGTGCCTCTTGCCCTCAACAGTGGTTCTGTTCAAGGGCTTGTAGTCATATCGTTGAATTATCATTTATATCCGGAAACTTTTACCGCAACCACAACGATCTCGTTCATTGGGATTACGAAACTTGAACCCTTCATTGAGTCCTTGTCTTACATAGTCTACTTCTAGTCCGTTTACGTAAACATGATCTTTACCGTTTACCCAAACAGTTGCACCGTGACTTTCGTAACGGAACCAGTCACGTGTAACAGGCGGGGCGTCAACGTATTCTAGCACATAGGCAAGACCACTGCAACCTGTGGTCTTAACACCTATGCGAATGCCCACACCGTGTCCACGATGTTCAAGACTTTTAATAACTTTTTTTGCAGCTCGTTCGGTCAAATTTATCATGGATTCTGTTTAGTACATTTTGTTTTTCAACACTGCTGAATTTAGTCCAAAAACAAATCTCTTCTATGGTTCTCTTACAACCTATGCAAATTTTATCTCGATCCAGTGTGCAAATGTTATTACATGGATTTTTTAAATCCAAAGCCAAATGCCCTGACTCATGAGAAGTGCGCCGATGGCTCCTACACCAATGCTGGCCCAAAACATGCTCATGCTCACTGCCAAGATACTAGCCGACAGTAACACAATTGCCAGCTGATATGAAGTGCCTGCAAAGGTCATCCATGGACCATGACGCTTGGCTTGATCTCTGTCGGCTTCTAGCTTTTGTGCTTTGGCCATCAGTTCCTTTTTGCCTTCGCCTTTTTCTGGATCGCTTTCATAACGCTCAATCTTGGCTTTCATCTTTTCTGCTTTAGCTTTGTCGCCACGTGAAAGTGCATCATCAAGATTCTGTTCTGCCAGCGCCTGTTTGATACTCTTGGCCTGATAGAACGCCCACACATTGTTAGCTGCAATGGTGTTGTTTAAAACCTTGCTGCTGAAGCCATTAGCCAGGTATGTGTTCACGGCTAATAACAAAGCAATTACCGTGATTACCCAACCGGCCTTGTCTTTGATTTTTGCTTCTGCTTCACTGCGTGTAAGTGTTTTTCCTGTTGCTTTGTCAATCATTTGTTTCATGTGATAGCTCCTTGTTGTTTTTGTTTGTAGTCTGCTAGTGCAGATTTGATTGCGTCCTCAGCTAGAATACTACAGTGTATTTTAACCGGAGGAAGCGCGAGTTCTTGCGCAATTTCCGTATTCTTAATCGCAGCCGCTTCGTTAAGACTCTTTCCTTTAAGCCACGTAGTGACCAGCGACGAACTTGCAATCGCCGAGCCACAGCCATATGTCTTGAATTTGGCATCGGTGATAATTTCATTTTCTACACGAATTTGAAGTTGAAGCACATCGCCTCTAACCGCACGCCGGAGCACCGACTAAGCCGGTTCCAACGTGCGTATCTCCTTTGTCCATTTTTCCAACGTTTCTTGGATTATTATAATGATCCATCACAGCATTACTATACGCCATATTTTCCTCCAGTAATTAATTCAACTATTTCTAAAGTCTGATATGAATCCCATTTTTTTCTGTTTTCTTTACCTTTAAGAAATTGTATATTATTTTTACTTCCAAGTAAAGCAGGATCAATACCTAAATCATATCCTTGTTTGTGCGGTATTATATGATCAACTTGCCAATCGTCTGGGCCTTTTCCTGTTGTTGGAACCCATTCGCCATTGTTCTTCATTTCTTTTAGTGTTCGGTAAGTTGCCCGTCTGACTAATCCTCTATACTGTTTTAACTTATCATTACAAGGCTTTTTAGGTCTAGCATTATTTACTTTGCCATCTTTATTTGGATTGTCCAACAACATACGACGACGAGCTACCTCGTTAGGCCGTCCTTTATTCCACCCCCACCCTTTTTTAAGTCCGTCTGTGTTTAATTTTGCTTTTTGTTCTTCTGTAAGTTTTTTACCTTTATTCCAAGGATCATATTCTCCTCTATTCAAAGGATTCTTACATTTCTGAGAACAATAATCTACAAACCTAGGGCGTGTATAGAATTCTTGATTGCAGAATAAACAATTTTTAATTTTATTATACTTGTGTTTCATACAAGTATTTATGATTGGCGCACTTGCTTGCGGGTTAAGAGCGATTGGCAGCGGCACGTTTGGCCATTGCACTTACAGTTTTCTGTGGGTCTGGTGTTTTAGCTTGATTCTTGCCGGCCTGTGCTTTGTCCACTTCACTGGCGTCAATTTCATCGCCAAATCCATTGAGGGTGACTTTTTCATTGTCTAGACTTTTGATCAAACCAGACACTGCTGGATTGGCTGTTTGAGCTGCAACAAGATTATCATAAGTGAACCATTCAGATCCACCTTGATTTTTAACCATGTTGATCAAACTCTGTGTATTGATCGTTGGAGTGATTTTTTTATTATGACTTCTGTTGCGTAAAAATTGCAAAATGGTGATGAGGTTAGCATCACCATCTGTGCTTTCGTGCAACTCGCAGATTCGCATGTTAGCGTTTTTCTCTGCCTAGGCCTAGATCGCCGCCTGCGGCAGCATCTGTTGCGCCAAATTCATCGCCGGGTATTTCGCTGTCCATGTCGCTGCCTGGGCCCATTGTAGGTGCTGCTCCAGGCATTGCACCCATATCTGCACTACCCATGCCCATATCAGGAGAACCTTCGCCGGCCAATCCACGTGCAGCGTTGTCAGTTTGTTCACGTGCATCAGTTAGCTGTTGTAGGATTGTGCCTAGTACACCGCCTACTTGGCTCTTAAACATGTCAGCTTGCTCGCTGCCAATTTGATCACGGATTGTGTCAATCAGCGCAGGCATTTGTTCATTCTGCATGCGACTCACATCTTCAATCATGTCCTGAATTGAATCTACCATGTCCTTGGCAGCTAGAATAGCTTCTGATTTGCCCATTTCGCTTTCGGTTAGAGCACGACGCTCGTCAACCCAGCGAACCAGTCCTTCTCGCACCATGAGCATTTCCATGTACTTTGGATTTTTTTCTGCTGTGTGCAAACCGTAGCTACGGCGTAGACGGTCTAGATTTTCACTTAGCGCACGTGCCAAAACTTTGGCTTTGGCCACTGTGAGTTTGTCAAAATCAATGTTAAAACCAAAACGGCTTTCATTGATTTTGTTAATACGTTTGGCTGTAATTTTACCGCCTAGTTCTTGTAATCGCATGGTGTTAGTCCCAAATTTTAATGTATTTAGCTCTTTTGATCATTTTCTGCAATTGTTCTCTGGCTAGATTCACGTGTGGTGCTGTAAAACTCAAACGTGCTTCCCACAGATCTTGCTTGAAACAGTCTTGCTTTTTTAGAGCTATCGTATACTTATGCCGGTAAAACTGTTCGTCATTTTCCAACTTGCCCAGTAGGGTATCTTGTAATAACAGTTCTGCACTGCTACGATACATTTTTTTATGCTCATACAAGCAGTAGAACAATGCAGAGAGCTTTTCATTAAAACACAATTCTTGACTACTTCTAAAGTTTATCACTTTCCATATCTTATGGTACGGTAAAATTTTAAAATGTGCTACTTGCAGTCCATTATTTTCTAATGGAAGAATCACCAGATTGCCTTGTTTTACAAGATTTTGTATTTCTTGTTTGGTCCACCAGGTAAGATAATAATTTAAAAGATTTTCTACAACTTCTGCTTCGGCCATGCGATAGGCCAAATGTTTAATTCGTTTTTTTGAAGTACGTGATTTTGCCATCTTGATTTTTACGATAAAGTACATCCTTGATCACTAGGTTATTAGCAATCTGTACTTGTCTTTCATTGAGATCCTTGCGATTCACTTGATCTTGATTTCTAAACAGGAGCATGAGATCGTGCTCCTCGTTGGTAATTGGAACTTTTATTTGGTTTACTAGTTCTATAATTTTCATTTGTTAATAAAATTTATAGTTAGTGTGATTATACCTGTTATCAGCACTGTGATAATTGCTGTTCCAATGGCGATTATCTGCTTGCTTTGTTTTTCCCCAGCACCAGCCAGTGTTTCCTTGATGGCGATGATATGCTCTTCCAGGGCTTCCACTTTCTTTTCTACTGTTTCTAATTTTGTTTCCAATTTAGCATACCTTTCCGCGCACAGCTCAACGTGTGCTTCTAGGTTTTCTTTTTCAATTGCGGTCGCCACTACAACTACTCCTATTATATTAGAGGATGCAAATAACTGCCTTGATATGAGCCATAATGGGTGCCTAAGAAATGCCTGCGCATCACGTTAGTTATTTACACTAATTCGTTCTATTTTAAAGTATATATTTTTAATGGCACCTGCTGTGTAAAAAATTGGCAGTATAAAACGAGCTGTTTCGTTTAACCCTGTAATCACAGGCACTTGATCAAAACTTTGATCTAGATAATACAATTGATCCTGGTTTTTCTTAAAAACATTTTCATGTTCTACAGTGAAAGCAAAACTCCACACACGGTGCTGGCCTTTATACATTTCGCCAAATTCATAATAATCAAGGTCAGTTGTTTCGTACTTGGTTACCATGTGCATGGGTTGAGCACGAAGTCCTATACACTGCAACACAGTTTCCCAATTACGCTGTTGATTGCGCTCTAGTTCCTGATTGTTACGATCTCTGGTGATACCTGTTTCTGTGATATCAACTAGAGTGTAACCTGAAAAGAAAGTATATGGTTGCATACTATTACTTATGTCAACAAAAAAGGCACTATGAAAGTGCCTTTGTTGTTCTTAATAACTGCAAACGTAAATTAAGATACTACGAAACCTGTACCCTTGGTTACTAGGCTACCACTTACATCAATACCGTTGGTACCAACTGATGTACCTAGGTTACGAATTGTGGTTTGTAGTTCAGCTGCTGTTGGACTGTTAACACCATCAGTGATGATATAGATGTTACCATTGGCTGTATTGGCTACATTGTAGGCCAAGATACCTTGTGGTGAACTGCGCAGAATCGCTTCTACACCTAGTCCTAAGCCGCCGTCTGGGTTGGCTGCCATTTCTGGACGCACATCAACTGCTGTTAGACCTGCGCCACGTACTTGAATGTGGTAGAATGAAAGACTACCACCTAGTTGGGTACCGGCTTCGCCGTTGATTGCACCCTCTACGCCCACACCGCCGTGGACTCTTGTTACTCCAATTGCTGGCATTTTATTTCTCCTATAAGTTTAGCGTGTTACGCTTGTAAATATTTATGATTTGGAAATTAAATCTGTTGATTAGAATATGAAAAATTGCTTTGCCAACAGATAGATATCCAGCTGTGAACCGTGACTAATAAAAACCCTAGTTAATGTAGCCCATGCCGCTTTCTTTTCACCTTCGCTGGCTCTTTCCCAATCACCTATGATTCTACGAGCTTGACGCAGGTCTGCGCCGGCAATCATTAGAGCATCATCAAGTTTCAACAAAAACTGTCTTATTCTTGAAGTATCATTTTTTGCTCCTGCAAAAGTTCTTAGATGTGCTTTTATCTGTAGCTCAGGTGCATACAAACCTATCTTGGTTTTAACACCATCTAAATAACGATCTTGATTGGACACAACTGAAATCAAATTGGCTAGATCTGTAGCACTAGGGCGCAAATGATCAAAATCATTAAATGTCATAGTACGGTTCACGTACTCTTGTGCTTTGTATTCATTTTCATATCGCAGAATTTCCAAGGCCAACAAACTGCAAAATAACAATCTGGACATGGTCACAGCGTCTTTGCCTTTGAGATTTTCGGGATACACAAACATTCTGGCTTCCACGAGCTCTTGTAAAAAACCTGTGCTTTCATTTGTCTGTGCTCTTTTGGCTGCAATTGCCTGCTTGAATTCGCTGGTAGTTACCTTAATGTCTCTACCATTGATATTCAATACAATACCTTCTATATTAGGTCCTAGTTTGAAACGATCTACTATTTGTGGATTGGTTAAAATAAAATCTGCCAGGGATTCTTTGGTTTGTTGCACAATCTGTTTAAGATAAGCCTTGGCATCTGCATCACTATGTTTACGACTGTTTAATGTAGCAATAGCCTGAGCATCCAGACTGGTCACCGGATCCACCACAGTGCTAATATCAATGCTGCCTTTAATTTCCAGTCGGGTGTCTACAAATTTAATCTGTTGAGTACTCTGCTGAAACAGTGAGTCTATGATGAGATCACTGTTAGGGTGTGTTTCTCCTGTGCTAGCCAGCAAGGCTTTGAATGGCACAATGGTCATCAGTTGGCCCAAACGACTAGGATCGTATGCAATGTTTACAAATTTTATACCCCCTTCAACCATCTCACCAAGTGGATTGTAGAATATCTCGCAAACTATCTTGGTATCCTTGGGAAGAGTCTTAATAAAATTACTCTTGGTAATAGTATCAAAAATATCATCGTAGTGTTGCGCACGAGAAATCATTTCAGGAGTGCCACCTTTGGATGCTGTATACTTGCTGAATGCACCCGGCTCAAAGATAGCACCTGTACGACTGCCTTCAAAGAAAGGACGTCCTGTACTGTCACGTCCAAATCTTGCACCCAGACCATCAACCTTGAGACTTACAGGGATGCCTTGCAACTTGCCTTGAAGATTTTGTTTTACGTCTTGTACAAACTGTACAAATGCAGTGTCGGTCATTTTTTGCAGGTGTAGCATGTTTGACCTTGTTGTGGCCGCAACTTCACTTTCAAAAAACAAACTGTCTATATTAAACATCATGTTTGAGTGGAATAATAGTCTTTGCGCATGGCATCAACTGATTTTTTATCGTAAGGAACGCCAAGTGTTTTAACCATGATATCTAGTGCAGCATTTTTATCCTGAGCATCCTGTTCAGGATCGCCACGATACAGTTCCTGTGCACCTGGTCCAAACAGTGTGTAAACAAATCCTGTTATTACAGCCGCCTGCTGAGATTTATCAAAATATTTTTTAACCAGTTCTAGTGTACCTAAATAACTCCAAAACTTTTCTATATCATCAGCATCAAATTGGTTACCAAAGAATATCTTGGCAATTATGTACAGGTTGGTTTCATATGTACTTTCCTTGGTAGGAATTTCTTTGTATACTTTGAGACCATCCATTTCTCTTTGCACATTGCCATCCATTACTGGACGAAGTTTATATCGCAACCCACGAGTTACTGCAAATGCAAGGTCGGTAGTTTTAACTATTTTAGGAGTTTCCTTCTTACCACTGAGAATTACAACATCACGTAGACTGGGTGTGCTAAGTGCTCGTAATAGGTACTTGTGGAACACTCCTTTAATACCTGCTTCGATATCATTCCATGCACTGCTGTGACTGAACTGTGCCCATTCTGTTGGTTCATCGCCTTCATATTCTACAAACTCTAGATCAATTTGCACATTTACCGGAGGATCGCTGAAAGCCCACAATGTGATCAACTGTTCTACACTGGCCTTGTATCCTATCAATGTGGCAGGACCAAACTGTTTGCCGGTAGCAGCATCCAAAAACTGTTTGGCAGGTTCCAGTAGAGTTTGATCAACTTGTGTGTCTATATCGCCTACTGTGGGTTTGAATTTAACAAATTGATCACTAGGAATGCCTGCTACATTAAAAAAATGAAACGCACTGCCACTTAAAAACTTACGGCTAGCAACCAATCTTGGACTCCATAGCGGTTTCTTGTGCATCTTAGCAAAACCAACATTGATAGCCTGTAGCAGTTGATCCAATACAGGTATCAGTTGATCTCGTTTGAGTTTTTTTAGGTCTAGACGCTGTGCAGATTGTGTGCCAATCTGCACATTGCCGCCTTCTAGAATGATTTCACGTACTCGCATGTTAGCCTAGATTTTTTAGATAGTGTTCAAACTCACGTGCAGTTCGTTGTGCTGCACTTTCACGAATGTACTTGCCACCATACATGCGACGACCTTCTGCGGCGACTTGCTGATTTTTTGCGTAATTAGCTAACTCATCTGAGGCTTTTACAAAATCATCTAGCTCTTTTTCAGTTGCAGCACTTGCTGTCTGTTGCGCCGGTGCTTGTGTCTTGGGTACCGCACCTTGCACTCCTGGTTTGCCTGTAACTGGGGCGGCTGCTGCTGGTTTTGCTGCTGTAGGAGTTTTCATAGTCATCTTCTGACTGCTGTATCCTGGCATCATCTTGCTATAGTCAGGTTTAGCAGCCGCTGGTTTAATACCTGCTATTTTAGCCGCTGCTGCATAATCATATGCATAAGGATTCTTGGCTTGAGAAGAACTACCAGCGCCTGCGGTACCAGTTTTTGCTGCTCCACCTGCTGCTTTTCTAGCTTGGTCTGCCTCAAGGTCTCTAATAAGATCATTTGCATCTCCAACCTTGTCACCACCTGCTTGTGTCGCTCCTGCACCACCTGCTTGTGCAGTTGTGCTGCCAGCGGCTGCTTGTGTTGCTTGAGCTTGTGTTTTATCGTCTGCCGGTTGTCCTGCCACGTCTGTATCATCTTGTGTAGTAGCAATGGTGCTGATAGGAATACCCATTTGTTTGTACACGCTGAAAATTAAAGGATCTTTAACTCCTTGGCGTCGCAAAAATACTTCAATATCTCTGCTATCAGCAGTCATGCCAGTGGCATTGCCTTTTAGTCTGTTAGGATTAATAGAACGCCAGTTCATGCCAAGACTGTCATAGGTGATCTTGTTGGTGGCCGAATTCCAACCTTTCTTGGCAGCGTTACCGACTGCCCCGGCTACTGCACCAGCACCTTTCTTGATACTATCCCATACACCTTCTTCAACTCTGCGGAACACTTCATTTACGCCTGCTTCGGTAAGCATTACACCACCTCTAGTACGACCAAGGCTTTCATTCAGTGCCCATGTGCGAACAGTAGCATCACGATCAATCCATTGTACTCTTCTGGCACTCTCTGCCAGTTTGGTAATTTGAGATTTGGCCCAAGCTGCTTGTTCTGGACTTAATAACTTTAATTGCGATGGGTCATTCTTTAAAGCGTTTAATGCAATATTGGCATCGCCGCTGTATTGACCGGTCATCATTTTCTGAATGGTGTCTGCTAGTGTGCCTGTACCACCTGCGTATACCGGAGGAGGACTAAAGTCCATGGACTGTGGTATCTTGATAGTATCACCCGGTTGAAGCAAACGACCTGCATCGGTCATGCCATTGGGATTAGTAATGTTTGGATTGGCATCCATGATGTCCTGAACAGTAATACCATTGTCTGAAGCCAGTTGACTCAGTGTGTCTCCGGCGCGAATGGTATAGTCTGTTGGAGTTAGATCTGGCACAGGTTGTACATCTGGTGATGGCGGTACGTCTGGGCTTGGTGTTGGGCTTGGTGGCACATCTGGTGTTGGCGATGGTCCAGGACCCGGTGTTGGATCTGGATTAAAATTATCAATGATCGCATTTATACCAAGACTTGCAACAGTCATAACCGCAGCGGCCTTTGCACCTTTGTACACACTGCTACTAAACTTGTGACCTTTTAATAATGCATCAATGGTTCTAATTCCAAAGGTCACACCAGCAACTGCTGCTGCGCCGCCACCCATGGCTGTGCCTGCAAGTGCTGCAAGTGCAACTAGAATAAATCCTTGTGCCACAGGGTGTTTAACTGCAAACTGTCTATACTTTTGCATGGCGTTGGCAACCTTGCCGCCCTCGCCGCCCATGGCATTTAACAAGCTGCCTTGCAGTTGATCAAATGCCACATCAAATCCTTGTACTGGGCCACTCTTGCTCACCCAGTCCTTTAAACTTTCCCATTTGCTTTTGAGCTTGGACATAGCATCGCCCACTGCACCGGTAACCTTACCAAGTGCAGTCTTATTGCTGCCCATATCAACTTCGCCGCTGTCGGTGTTTTTACCAGCAGCGGCACCATCTGCTACCAGTCTAAAAATCTGATCAATCTGCTGAGCATTCAGCTGATCTTCAGTAAGCAAACGTTTGCGAGCTTCTGCAAGCACACGATTGCAGCGTTGAACCTCTTCGTAAAATTCTCTAAATACTGGGTGTTGGTATAATGCAGTGTTAATCGTTAGATGTTGGGTTTTCACTTTTTAGTCTCCGTACTCCTCGAGTAAACTTTGCGGGGTCTTGCGCACGGATACTATTCAATAGTCTGCGCTCTAATTCAGCAGCAGCGTCTGCATCATAGTTTTCTCTAATCATGTTGATTAGATTGATAGCTCCTTGTATCACATGTCCAGCACGGCTTTCCAGCAGGTGCTCACGGTCCTTGGTAATCAAATGGCTATCAAGTTCATCTAAAATGCTGCGAGTGCGTTTAAGCAAGATTTACTCCAGATCTTAGTATATTTAGCGCCCGACTGTTCTAACTGGATCCATTTTAAACGCTCTTGGCTTTGATTCCTGCCAACATGCTTTTGAGCTTGCTGCCATTAGCATCAGCTTTTATAGGTGTAACTTCTCCAGTTTCCATATCTGTGGTTTCAGTTACTCTACTGCTGATCTTGATTTTATTCATGATTGAATCCGGATGCGATGTACCTGGAGTTGCATCTTCTCCTGGGTCAGTGATACGCATGGTTTCAATATTGTATTCCAAGTCCACTTTCATGCCCACACCTGTGGAACTACGACTCTTCATACACTGTATTTGATAGCGTCCACGCTCACGCATTGCACGTGAAGTAAAGATACCAAACACATTATCTGCTGTGTTAATCTTACTGATACCACCGGAAATATGGCTGTGATCAAATTCAATCTCCTCAACAGCACTACGGTTCAGCTGACTAGCGGTGACCATGAGTATGCCTAACTCTTTGCTTAGATTACGCAATTCTTCACTTACATATTTGTCTTTAACAAACAAGTCATTAGGGCTAACCTTGGCACTTACTGGCATGAGCAGATCTAGATAATCAATCATAATAAAGTCAATTTTACGATTGGTTTGTATCTGGTATTCTTTCAAGAAAGCACGAATGTCATTGATGTTGCTTTGCGCTGGCAGTGCCTTGACCTGATAACTGCCTGCTCGTTTGCCCACCATTTTGACCTTGAGTGCTGCTGTTTCTTTGTCCTTGCGAATATCCTTGGTACTCATGTTGGCCAGCATGGCCGCTGTACGCAAGCCTGTGAGTTCTTCGCTCAATTCCAGTGTGATGTACACACCATGCAAACCTGCCTGTACCCAGTTCAATGCAATGTTCATCATAACCAAGGATTTACCCGAGCCCGATCCACCTGCAAAGATGTTTAGTTCTCCGCGACTAAAGCCACCGTAGAGCAGTTTGTCCAACTGCGGCCAACCTGTGCTCACCTGTCCGCCTGCGTCAAAATACTTGGCAAACATGCCTTCGGGATCAGCCCAGAAATCTGTGCCCAAATCCTTGGTAATACTGATCTGCACAGCATCCTTGATCAGTTTTTCCACAGGATTGAAATCTCCCTTTTCTAGAAGGTCTGCGGCTTTGAGAATAGCACGTTCTAGTTCTTTTTGTTTGGTAAACTGTTCAAACTCTTTCATGAACCAGCTGGTTTGTCCTTCTCCCATGTCTGGCATAGGATTGAGTTCGGTGCCAGTGACTGCTCGTGTCTGATCTAGTGTAGGTAGACTCTTGTGTTCGTCTACATGTTGTTTAATAAAACGTGCCACAGATCTAAGACTACGATCAAAATTTTCGTCATTATAAATGTTTTGCACACGAATATAGCATTCGGCGTCGTGTAACATCATTTCAAGAAACAGTCGTTGTACTTCTGTGTTGTATTCTGTGGTCATAGTTTATTATATATTTGTTTTGCTTGCAGTTCAATTTTTAAGGGATTAGATTGTCGTGCATCCAATATACTCTTGAGCACAAATAAACTGCCTAATGCAGTGGCTGCCTCTGCCACATCCTTGTAATTTTCGTACCATACCGGAAAGCTCACACTCCATCCATAATCCAATGCTGCTTCAATTAGACTACGACCGGCCCAAACTTTTTTACCAGTCTTCTCGTTAACATGTGCATCAAAGTCCGGAACCACAATCACTTCACGACCAAGACTGTCTATGATATCGGCCTGCAATTCACTGACTTCACTGCTGAGCACAGCCACACCATCCACTGCCATGGCATCAAAAGGTCCTTCAACCACAATCACAAACTGTTTTTCTGCAGTCTGTTGATCCATGTTAAACACATAGTTTGGCTCGTAATTAGAATGATACTTGGGCTTGACATCTGGATACACAGCACGAGCTGTGTATCCAATCAATTGATTCTGCCAATAGAAGGGTATGATCACTCTGCGATGTAGATTGTAACTGGTTTCGTCTGTGTAATAGAAATCATAATTTTTTGATCTATCAGTGTAACGAGTGCCCACATAGTCTAACACTGCTAGAACATCAGATGGTACCAGTGTTTCGTCCCAAAGAATTTGATTGTTTTCGTTCCACTGCATTTTTAGTGCCATGGTCAAGCCTAGCTGTCTAAGAGTGGCGCTGTTCTCGGGCAAAGACCTAGGAGCAAAACTAATAGTGTTGCTCTTGCTTTGTGCTTGTATCTGTTCTGGTGATTGTTCTTTTATACGCAGAGCTTCAATAACCAGGCGTTGCACCAGATTGTGATCTGCGCCCATCCATTCCAACCAACGCTTGAACTTGTAGCTAAGAGCTCGCCCAGGGCGATAACTGGTTTTGAATCCGCAATTAAAACAGTGATAGCTCACTCCACCGTCAGACGCATACAGCACGCCGCCGCGCCTGCGCCGATCCTGTGTTTCGCCTGTATGCACACAGCAAGGAGCGTTAAAACTGATCCATTTATTTGCAGTCTTGCGCTGTGCTGGCAATAAACTATTAACTTCGGTCTGTATGATATTCATGCTTGATACATTATACACTTGATCATTTATAATGTAAAGATATCCAAAATATAAATAAACCGTATGGCATCTAAAAAAATAGCCCCAGAACTAACAGAATACCATAAACTTCTGTTAGAAAAATATCCTTTTATAAGCTACATCGGCTACGGTGGTTCCGAGTATATTGGTATCATTCAAAACGTTGACGATTATCTCACCTCGGTGTACGACTTTGGTTGCCTTCGCACCGAAGAAGAAAAAACACAGTTTCTTCAACTAGGAGATGTGTGGTGGTGGGAAAGCAACAGACTTATGCCCATTAATGTGTTTTTAAGACACGAATGGATGCCTTTTAAGTACTGTTTGAAAACTCTTAACAGTCGCGATGTTACTATCAAGTTTGGTCCTTATATTAGCCTAAAAGAAATTGCTTCTAAAAAAAGCAAACGCAGATCAATTACTCTGGTGCGCAAGATTGGTTAATAAATTCATGTTCACAACAACTAGATGAGCATAACTGATTGCATGCGCCTTCTTAAAATAGTACACATCTTCTGTTTTATCCCATACTGTTTTTGATACCTCGGCCCAAATTTGTCCTGCTAGGTGTCGTTTGGCCGGACGTATTATTGCAAGAAACATGGCCAAGCGAGGAATAGTATTCACAGGCTCGGGCATTTTTTTCAACAGATCCCAATGATTGTTTACATGTATTAATTGTTCAAAAAACTCTTGGTCTGTGTTGAATCTGTTCCAATCTGGCTCGGTATGCATGAGCTGTTCTAGATGAGCTTCGTTGCATACCTGCTGATATAAGTTTACATTTAGAAAATCCAGTTTGATGTAGCCGCGATCTTCTGCTGCATTATAGTCTATACTGGCTATGTCTTTGATAGGATCCACAGGTATGTTGGTTACATACACACCTGTGTTGTGAGGAGCTAGCTCGTTATCTCGTTGTTGACTGGCCACAGTATGCTTAATATAGCCTAATATTTGTGTACGGTCAGCGAAGTCAATGTCAATATCACTGCGAAATTTCATAGTCCTGCTTCCTTGAGCACATGTTTGGCCCATTCTGTGTCTGCCATGTAGTCGTGAAACTTACGTTGCCAATAGTCCGGATCTATATAAGGCATGATCATGTCAATCTGGCCGCTATCCAATCCTTCAAGAAAAGATACGCCGCTGTCACAGTTAAAAACCACCCAAGCACTAATACGACCACTAGTGATGTGATGGCAAACACGGTTAGAATTACCATACCGAAAATAATCAACAAAACCATTTCTAAGGTCTCTATTATGTTCTGCATATTCCTGCATCTCCTTGAGACCGCGCTCAAGTGCATCTTGCACCGCCTCTTTCTTTATATAGTCCTGCAGCCACTCGTCATAGAAGCTGTCCTTGCACCACTGGTCCAGCTTCTTGTTATTCTTTAAGAGCCATGCAGTAAAACTACTGCTATTGATAGCCCTGATAGCAACCAGATGTCTGCCGTAACGAACGAAAGCATTATAATAAGGGCTGTTAACAAAGTCTTCATAGCTTTTCAGCTTTGCGCTGCCTTGTGTTGTTTCATAAAACTGCAAATACGATCTAAGCCCCAGTTGCACACCTGTTTCTTTTTCCTGTTGCCACCGTCTTTTGTTTTCACACAGATGCACTGCAAGAGTGCTTTCCTTGCGAAAGTCTTTGTTGCAGTATCGACATTTAAAGGTCGGATTTGATTCGTCGGTCATCCCATCCATGTGCTCTTGCCAATTGCTTAAGATCGTCTTTAGTGTTAAGCTGTCTGAGTAATTCAATTTCGTCATCCTTGGCCAATGGATATATTTCTTTTAGAAACTTGGTGGCTTTGTTGTCTGTACCTTCTCGTTTTTTTAGAGCAATCCACTGATGCCGAAATGTACCAACACCCGGGCTCACTGCTGTGGCACACAACCATTGCAATTTTGGATGGCGACTGATATTGAAAAAGTGTTTGTTAAGATTTTCATTACAACTCATCACATAGTAAGCCTGAATATCACCGTCTGCTTGCACACTACTGCCCCACCGTAACATCAAAAAGGTACTGAACTTTTTACGTTCTTCATCTGTGAGTTCATCGTAGAAGCGGCGATTCTTACGATCTAGCTGTGCCATTTCATTGTTGATGTTTAGTTTATCGCTCATACCGGATGCCATTTTACTTCGTTATTGCTGTGGTCACGACACAGTTCATAGACTATTCTAGCATGTTCTAGTGCTGCTTGTAAAGCAGGATTATGCTCAGCTTCACGCACCATGTCAACATACACAGCCACTTGGTTCAATGGCATGCCCAGTATCTTGGGTTCATCAGTGTAATTCCAATCACGCCCAATTTCAAACCTATCGCCAGGATGTGCGCCCACCTCTCTAGCATAGGTTATGCCATTTGCCTTTTCGTAGACGTACTCTGCACCGGGTCTAAGGCGTCCCATTAGTGATTCCTCTTGCCGTCAAACACACAGTTAAACAGCATGTCCAGATCACCGGTATTGATCACACGATGGAATGCACCGTCTGGTATAAGCACTATGTCTCCGGCTGCCACTCCAAACGGTTCCGAGTCTTCGTCGCCTACGATCATTTCACCGTATCCTCCAACAAAGAAGTAAACTTCTTCCTGTCCCTCATGGCGATGTCCTCGTGTTTGCTGCCCACGATAAAGACGAGTACTGCTGAGTACCAGATTATTTAGAGTTTTATTATCTTTCAATTGATACACTTCGTTGTCTTTTACAATGTCGCCACCAATGTCAGTTTTTTTGTATTTGATTTGCATCACCACACCTTTCCATAATCAACAACTTCACTTTGTCTACTTACGTCTTTGATAAAATATGCGCACACAGGATCCTCTCCTATGCTAAGTGGTACTGCCAACATCTGCCCTGGCTTGAGTTTAGGAAAGTACCATTTGACATCTTGATAGATATCTATAATTTCTACTGGTTGAAATTCTGGACGAAAACTGCTACGAGGATTAAATGTAAACACGCTGAACCCACGATCATTAATTGATGTAAGCGGTACCACTTCTAGGTCACCGAGGTCTGGTTCACCTATGAGTATCTGCCAATCCACAGGCATACGTATGGTATGTTCTCCTATGCGCAACACCAGTGCAGGAGAGTTAAAGCTCTCTAGGAATATAAGAGGAATGAAAAAGTAGTCTGGATCTTTTGGGTCGCTGTTGTCAAACACGCAAAAGCGTAAATCATCAACTTCGTCCGGAATTTCGTTCATTTCAAATGCGGTATTTTCTAGTGTTAGTATTCTCATTCTTGTCCTTGCCACCTTAATAAAAATGCGGTGAGATCTTGTTCTCGTTTGAAGCTGAAAGCAGTGTGATTAACTCGTTTACCGCAGCCGGTGGTTTCACACCAATCAGCTACTTTAACATGGGACCGGTAATCGTATACTCGTATCCAAGTAATACCGTTGCCACGATCTTCTATGTCAAATTTCATTGCCACTCTGCTTTCTCTACCGCAAACGGGTAGTTGGCTTCCTTGTAGAAAGCCTTTCTCTTGGTAAGGTGTCTTTTGGCAAACTTACAGGTGGAGGTAATATCCCAGATTTGGACAAAGTCCTTGTCCTCTGCCTTACGGATTCCTCGTCCAATGCTTTGTATAACGCGGACAAAGCTCTTTCCGGGCTCCAGAAGAACCAGATTAAAAATCCTAGGGATATTAATACCCACAGCGGCCACACCGTAAGTCGCCACAATAACCTTGTCATCACTTGTTGCAATTTCATCATATTCTGATTTGCGATCCTTTGCTTTGGTTGCGCCACTCACAAACACAGCATCTTGAATTCTAGACACTAGAGCTTGCCCTGCTGCCACACGGTCTACCAGTATAAGAGTGTTACCACTTTCTCTCACAGTCTCAACCAATCTACTTATATAGTCCAGGCGTCCATCAGTTTCTAACAAATATTTTAGTTCACTTTGATAGTTGTTGTACTCCACGTGATCAACCAGCTGCACAATGTTTACATGACACTGTGCCAGATGCCCGGCTTCTTGCAGTTCCGCTGCCTTGAGATTGCCTACTACTTCGCCAATACTGCACTTCAAGGCCATGCGTTCGTATTCTTCTTTGGGTATGGTTCCTGTGAGTCCCCAGCGGATGGGAATTTCTGCCATAACACCTGTGAGCAGAGTCTTGAGTGCATCGGCTTTGGCCATGTGTACTTCATCCACGATCACGCACACCACACCTTCCAAGAACTCCTGTATGGTAATATCTGCTTCATGGTTCCGGGTGTTCTTGAGCAGCACATTCAGGCTCTGCCAAGTGCATATGGTATGTGTACGTCCAAACTCTTTTCTATCGCCAAAGAACACACCCACATCCAGCTGCATGTTGATATAGTCCGCTTCAGTTTGTGTGACCAAGCTCTTGTTAGGAACTATAACTATGCTGCGTCCATACTGGCTAACTGCATCGCTGAGTGCTGCTGTGATCACAGTCTTGCCTGCGCCTGTAGCAATCTCTTGTACACTCTGTGGGTTTTCAAAAAACCTATTGATGATCTCAGGCTGATAGTCGCGCAGCACCATGGGTTCGCCCGCTTTGGGATGACCCTTGGGCCAGGCTATATGGTTGTAGCTGTTTTCGTTAACCGGAGTAAAGTCAAACTGTGTGCGATAGGTTCTAGTGTCTTCTAGATCAATATCGTAGCCACGATTGTGTAGATACGCTAGAACTTCAGGCAGCAGATTAATATAGGTACTGCCACCCAGTTGAAAATAACTGACCTTGCCATCCCAGCGACCTAATCGCACCGCGGGCAAATATCTAGCACCTGGTATTTCATATTTGTATTTGTCTACCAGGGCCTTTCTATCACCAAGTTCCAGTCCTTCTATCTTTACGTTGACTTCATCTTTGATTAATAATTTTGCAAACATGTTGACACTATAACACACCTGTAGTCGCAAGTGCAACCACTACTTTAATTTCTTGGCAGTGAAAAATATCTTTTCTGCTGCTACACTCATTAACTGTTTTTCAGTGCCTATCATCATGCCCACATAAGACACCAGCAATGGAATACTGCTCATGTTTTTAAGTGCTTTTTGAGTGTATATTAATTTGGCATTAGGATCTATTTCAACAGTGCTTGTGTTGTTTATAAACTGCACCTCAGACTCGTTAAATTTCTTGGTCCATTGTTCTTGATTTTGTGTTGCAGTAGGATTAAAAACCACAATAGGATATCTATTCACCACACTTGCATAGTCAATCACACGCTGTTCTATATTTTCGCCTTGGTTGAAATCGTATTCTCTATTCATCATGAGCAACAGAGTGCTGCCACCAAATTGCTCTTCTGCTTGGTCCACAAGATCCTGGCTCACCTGATATCCTAGTATGCTAGCATAGTCTATCAAGCGATTTGTGTTATGTGATTCAAAAGGTCCAATTTTTTTCTCTAGATATTTTATTAGATTTTCATGAGCATTGGTAATTTGCAGTTTATGATCTTGCTTGGTCAAGAGAATTTCATATCCTTGATTTTCAGCCACGATTATCTTTTGCATTAGATCCTGCAAACGTTGATCAATGGTAAAATCATTTTGCTTGGCATACTCATAGACCCAATTTACATTGTATTCGGTTAAAGCCATTTTCCAAATCTTGTTTTCGCGGTCAAACAGCATGCTGCCTTGACTTTGCTTGCTCATGGATCTTATCACATCAATAGTCTTGGAGTCATATGGAAACTTTAAGTATATCCTATCATCAACCACACCTGCACTTTTGCTTCGGTCAACTATTCTAAGAGCACGCCGAAACGTTGGCACAGTCATGTCTGGCACGTCTACATTATGTGCATGCAACTGTCTACGATACTTGGTTATCAACTTCACCGCCAGTTCGGCCTGTCGATCTGTAAGTGCACCACCGTTTATGGTTTGGTCTGTAACATTATCCAAAAAATTGTTATCGTATCTAGCTAGACTAATGATAGGAGCATAGACGCTCCAAAATTGACTGACCAAAGCAACCGAACCCGGTAATGCTTTTTTGCCAGCAATTACTTCCAGGTAGTCTTCAACATGTGGAAAGGTTATCTTCATAGTGTATTGTAACGTATACTATTTAAGAAGTCAAAAAAAGCCCTACCATCGGGTAGGGCATAAAAGGTGATTGTGGAAAGGAGCTAACAAACCACAACCATCAAACGGGACGTTGCCCGTTTAATTCTTTACATGGGCTTCATGCAAGTGGTTGAAGCCATTGCCTGCCAACGATTAGGAAAGCTCTTGTACAGTTGAGCAACTTTGATTGCCATGCGTAAGCTCACTTCGCGCAATGTATTCTTGTTATCATCCATAAACTGCACAATTTCATCTGCACCAATTTCACTGATGTCCATGTCCTTGAACAGTTCGCCTGTTGCTGCAATTTGTTTGATACGCAAGATCTTGTCACGCATGCTGTCAAGAGTAAGATCCAAGTAGTGGCAGCGACTCTGCAAAGCGTCCAAGTGGTCCTTGAGCTTTTGGCTTTTCATCTTGTCAAACTTAAGATTGGTGATAAAGATAACCGAACCTTTGAAATCAAAACTGTCTGGAATGCCTTCGTCCTTCAGCACACGGCTTTCTGACAGCCAACTAATCTTGCGTTTCTTGCCTGAATCCAAAGCACCTTTGAGCAAGTTAAGCGATACATCATCAAGCAAGATTGAGTCACAGTCGTCAAACACAACCACACAGTTAGGGTCAGAATACTTGTACAGAGTTTGGTACAGGCCAATAGGGCTAGCACTACCTTTGACCACTTCAGCTCGCAGGCGTTGGCTGCCCAGCATCTGCATCATCTGCACTTTTTCAATCTCGTGTTCAACACCAAAGCTCTTGCCCACACCCGGAGGGCCTGATACAATCATGGCACGAATGTCACCGTTAACACAAGCCTTAGTCATGTCCTGCAGAATAGAGAATCGTTCTGCAATTTCTGCAATACGCTCTTCGTCAGTTTTGCTGTCATTGATAGTACTCTGCACATCCGCATCCACAGGCACAATATCGCCATCAAATTCGTCCGCGCCCACAAACTCGTAGGCAGTCATGCTGTCAACTTTGATGCGAATGTCTTCAGGAAAGCCAGGAAACTTGCCACCGTTTTTAACAGTAACATAGCCGCCTTTGGCTGTTTGTTTAAACTGTTCTACAAGTTGGAACACACGACCAGATGCATCAAAATTACGATACGCACCGGCTTTGATACGAACAAATGCTGTTGACATTGTTGGGCTCCTTATTAGTTAATATACTTCGTATTATATAGATATTGGAATAAATGGTCAACCGCTGCACAGGGCTGTAAGCCCTAGTAAACATGGGCGATTTTTGTTGCTTTTTTGCAACTTTTGTTGTTTTTTTTGCTATTAGCGCCAGGTTCTGTGCTGTTCTGCTACCCATTCTGCTCCATCATATTCTTCAATATACCAATCCACATCTGCAGGTATCACAACCACTTTTAGCTCAGCATGATCTCCGCTGGCTGCTTCGCTGCCTAGCTCTTCTACCACTGCAACAAGATAAGGATCATCACGTGCCAAGTCACGGTCAGTGAATACTGTTTTGCTGTATGCGGCATTGTGTGCGGCACGTTCTGCCAGTGTCATTTCGTGCCAATTGTCTGGGTCACCTTTGATGCGTTCTTCTGGGGGAACTAGATAGTATTTGAATGGGATTAAGCGGCTGAATCGCTCGTTGACCTCGGTCCAGTACGGAACGCCACACTTGTCAAGATAAGCCATAATACCTTCATGGCTGAGACCAAAGCCACCGTGGCAGTTGTTGATCACTACCTTGCGCACACCCTTTAGATGTTGTATAAGTTCATTATGATTGTTCATGTTTTTTTGTCAGTTCGCACATCAAGATAAAATGATCATATGCTGCTCGCACACCAGGGTTATCCAACAGTTTCTCTGCTTCCTTAACCATAGCCTGTACTGCTTTCTCACTGGCTTCTCTTGCAGACGGCCATTGTAGTACATGGATATCGTCGCCAAATTCTTTAGAAAGCTTCTCCCATGCTTTGCGTTGTCCTTCTGTTATTGGACCACGACTTGGTCTTAGATCGCTGGCTTTTCTTAATATTTCACATATAGCGTCTTCGGCTACTCTTCCGGCTGCAATCATAGGAGCATACGCAGGATCAATATTAAATTTTCTCAACTGTCCACCTGGATATGTCTGCACAAGATGAGAACCTTTTGGAAAAGAATCCATTAGATAACTGTCATACTCTGCCACAGGTACGTATCGCCGACCAACTTTTTTGTAATATGTTTCACGCATTTTCTGGTATGGGTAAATCGTCGTAGTACAGTTCGCCTATGTCTTTAGCATACTGCATGATAGTTTCTGCGTCTACTAGAGTATAATTAAGGTTATCCCAGGCCACATAGGGATCAATGTTTCTCTGTTTGCACTCTTGCAGATATGCTTCGTGGAATTCTGAATCATACCAAGCAAATGCCTGCTCCTGCCCAGGCACGTGAACACACACTTCGTACACACGATGTGTGGCAGTGTCATGCACAACATGAGCATACTCATTGCCCACAACATCAACAAAATCCATGTATCGTGCAGAATCACCATAACAATGCCACTGGTAAACGACACCGCCGCATACTCTGGCGCCACAGCGTTCTATTATTTGCATGAGCGTGACACTAGACATTTTTTAATCCTTGTTGAAGATTATAACGCCGTACAAGATTTTTTTCAACCAGGCTCCAAAAATCTCTTGCCCAGGAACTGCGTCCGCGAGATCGTGCTTCACGAACGCAGAACAGGCGATGTTCTAATCGCTGCTGTTCTGCGGATTTCATATGATTAGGCCTCCTTGAACCATTTACCAACTGCAATTTTTTTAGCCAACTTGTCTTCGCACTTGGCAAAGAACTTGTCTGCTGCTACTACATCACGCTTCCACTCGGCAAATGAGCGCACAGGCAGTTCGTTAGCTTCCCAATTGAGCACTGCCTGATCATAGGCCTCGCGGCTCAGTGCATCAGCGGTTGCAGTTTTAGCAACCTTGACTTTGCCTTTGGGCATAGTGACTTTGACTGTTGCTGCTTTTGCAGTTTTAGCAACCTTGGGTGCTTTGCCTGCTGTCATGCCTTTTGTTGCAAGAAATGCAACTGCGGCTTCTTTATCCATTGCACTTGGCAGCTCAATCATGTTTACATTTGTACAACCAAAACGCTCTAGTGCTTTGGCACGTTTTGCATCGTTAGCAAATTTGTAAACAACGGCACCGTTTTCAGTACAAGTGCCAGCAAAAGTAAAAAGTTTGGACATTGCAAACGCTCCTTTGTAGTTGACAACACCGCTAGTATAGCAAAATGGGGTAATATGGTCAACCGTAAAAAAACCCTAGCAAATGCTAGGGTATTTTGTTGTTTTTTTGCTACTTTATTAACTTTTTATTAAGTCTAACACTGCTGTTTTGTTGTCAAAGTTCTCGTTGCTTAACCAAGCAAATACCTTTTGATAATCGGTGCCATTGCGTATTTCATCTGCACACTGTTCTAACAGATCCAACCGATCGGCCATTGCTAAAGCAACAATGGTGTGGTGAGCCCGATGCAACTCGTCAAACATCCCAGGCGGACGATGCGTAACAAAAAAGTCCGTCACATCATTAGGCATAAAATTAATAATGTTCCAGAATCCATGAAAACTCATACTACCGTTATAGGCACCAAGCTCGTAACTGAATCTACTGGCTGTTTCTTGCGGCGCAAATCTTATGTTGAATTTTTGTTCTAACAATTTTCTATGAACCACACCTATGTAAGTATCTTCATGTTTAAGTCCAAGACTGTGGGTTTCACTCATTTGTATAACTGGATAGCGCAGAGCTTGTAGCAGTTTCATACTGCGCAAACTAAACCCGCCACAGCCCACATTCTGCCCCGGTGGTTCCCAAGGCCAGATTGCACCAATGTAATCGTAGTTTAAAAAGTCGTCTGTCCACAATGATGGATCAAATGCCATGGCATCCCATTGTGCAAAAATAATAAACTCTGTATCTATAAATGGCCAAAAGCTCTTGAGCATGATATCACAATAGTCTGTGATACTTTTGATAGGGACGGTGGGAATGTTGGTTGCACCTGCAAGCAGTTCACGATCACTAAAAGTGACTACCTTGCCAACTGGTAATCGTTTTACAGTTTCTTCTAGCGCACGAGCAGCAAGATCGTGATAGTGTGTTTCAATTGTTACTAGTGTAACATCTTTTAATGTGCTCATTGTATTTCTACCTTAGGAAAGTATTTGAGAAACTTATCGTTTTCGTTGTTTCTCTTGGCTAGAATTTTCTTTTGGATATCATCAAAATAGTTCCATGCTAATGGAATAAACAGTATTTTTTGATCCGCAGCATATTGATCCAAGTGATCAATAGGAACCACAGGAATGCTCATGCCCGGACTGTAATGATTCTGCTTGAGCTCATTGTCATCAATAATAAAATCTAGTTTAATTTTACTAAAATTTAATAGTGTGTTACCTTTGGCAGCAGCACCGTACCCGCCCAGTACGTATCCTTTGTTACGATACAGTTCCACAAACACCTTGAGATCTGCAACCAGCTTGAGGGTATTTGCTGCCCAAGCTGCATAGGTTTCGTCTGTGTACAATCCTGCTGCTTGTTCCATGGCAATGATGTTTTTAACTCGTTGAACACGTGGTCGTTTGCTCAGTACAAAGATATAGCTTACACCATGTATAGGAGTCTTGATAGTGTCTATTAAATATAGCCCAGCACGTTCAGCTAACGCTTGCATGCTTTTTACATTAAAAAAACTGATATGCTCATGGTAGATAGTATCAAACTCATTGTTCAACACCATGTCAGCTTGGCTGGTACTGATAAACATGAGACTGTTTTCGTGCATGATATCGCGAACCAACTGCAAATAGCCTAATGGATCAGGTATGTGCGCAAAGGCATTTTGACTGGTTATGATGTCAATGCCACTGATGCCTGCTGCTTGTGCAACACTGTTCTGTGCGTCCTTGTTCCAAAAATCCATAACCACATGATGTCCACTGCGTGTGCTGATAGGATATAGATTTTCAGCAGGATCCACGCCAATGGTTTTTAAGCCATCATCTGCAAAGAAGTTCAACTGACTGCCATCGTTGCAGCCAATGTCTAGCACAGTTCGTGGCAATCGCTTGGCATGTGTCATGAAAACTTCTTCAGTGAATTTTGCATACCAGTGCATGTAATGCAAGTAGGTTTTACTGGTTCCACTCACATACAAATAATGTTTATAGATCAATGCAGGATCCACTGCATGTGTAAGTTGCAAATGATGACAGTTGGAACACATGTTTACCGCTAGAGGAAAATATGGTTCAGAGTCTTGGCTTTCTTGTTTGAATGCATTGGCTAGAGGTTGATCATTTAGATCCAATATAGGCACCAAATAATTGTTACCGCATGCTAGACATTCAATAATTTCAGTGACGTTAGTTTTCATTTTCTATATACGCTTGACGCTTGTTCTATGTTTGCTCTTTTTCTTATGAGTTCTAGTACTTCAGGATCGTTTGCTTGATCTCCGTAAGGAGCAAACAGTGCTTTTTTACGGTCAGTCACAGTGGCAGCAGGAGTTGTAAGATAATACACGGCTAGACTGCGTCTTACAACCCCAGGTGGACAAATCAATTCTCTAGGCAGTCCGTGCCATGAGTTTTGTGTGGTATCAAAGATCACTGCACGATTGAATTGATTTTCAACCAGTTTGACCATTTGTTTTGGTCTACCAGTGTCTGGATCATGACTCCATAACTCTAATCCACCGCCCCACGTAGAGTCCCACTCGGGAGTCATGTACACAATGATATTGATCTTGCGCTGTAGTCCAAGCTTCGGGTGAATATCGTAATCCAGATGAATGTTGTTTTTGCCACCTTTGCTGTGGGCATGCCACCCACCTCCGTGCAACCCAATGTCTCCTTTGAGATCATGTATTCCTGTAATAATTTTCAGCTGGTCTACAAAAATGTTACTGTTTAAAAATTCAAAAGCTCTATAGGTAGCAAGAGGAAACTTGTCCCAGTGGTTACAGGTTTTTTTGTCTTCTAGTGCATTGTGGTAATAAATCCACTGTTCGCTGTCGTAGGCAGGAAATTCGTTATACAATAAATCTGCCACCTGCGGAGTAAAAAAATTATCAATTACCACATGATTGAAAGGTTCAGCAGTTGAAAACTCGCTGTACAGTTCTTGCCAGTTATGCGAGTTCAACATGTGTTTTTCCAATCGCATTAGTCAAGGCCACGGTAATCTCATTAAAATCAAAACTTTTATTACACACCCATTCTTGGTCTTTGGGTTGTTCGCACACCAATGCTCGCACTGGTGGCTTTTGTCTTGCATAGCAGCCAGTGCATGGCACACGACTTTTAACCACATGCACATCTTTGCCAAATTCTCCATCTCTCCAGGGCAGTATCTGTTCTGGATCTAGGTGAGTCAGCAGTGCTACTATGGGTGTACTAGTAGTACATGCAATATGATACGGACCACTATCGCCGCCAATAAACGCATCAGCGTTTTCAATAAGATATTTGATTTCGCCAAGACTCAACTGTTCTACTAGATCAATGTATCTTGACCCAAGTTGTCCTGGTACTCTAAGATCATACTGTGCTCCAATAGAAATTATACGCATGTCAGGATAACTGGCTTCGATCCAGGCCATGAGCATGGTCCACAGTGTAGGATCAACATTTTTATTTTCCCAAGCAAAACGTCTCATGTGAAGCACAACATAAGGTCCACCAATATCTATTAATGCTTCGTCTACTGCTTGTTTTTCTTCTTGAGTGGTGTTGAGTATCAAGGTTCTGTCAATGTTTTCAATCTGCATGCCAAACGCTCTGTATAGATAAGCTTCAACATAATGAGATTTTACATTTTGCTCGTATGCATCATTAAGATTCAAATACAAGTCCCATGCATCGGTTGCCTGCATGTTTTGTGGAGTAACCACACGATTAATATCTGTATTGTTTTCAAGTACATTGGTTTCTTCGGTTACCACTTGAATAAATGCATCGGATCCATAACGACGTCTTAGTTCTCGCAGAACTGGGGTGATCATAATCACATCGCCTACTGCTTTTCTTCTATCAACTAGAATTCTAGTTGGATCATCAATTTGTAATTTCGCTGGTTTCAATTGCATACAGTTCTCTTGGGTAAGTGTGTTCAAAATGCCAACCGGGCGTGTGTTTGCCTGGACTGGCATGTAGTTCTGCCCATACTGGATTTTTACTTCCTATCCAGGCTTCATGCTCGTAACGAAAGTTGCCTTCGTCAAGTTTTGCATCAATGTATTTGCTCTGCTGGCCCCATGGTAAATCCCGAGGATGCACCATTGGATCCAATTTACGAACATAGCTAGCTCGTGCCCACCAAAAATTACCTGAATAGTGTGGCCATGGCGCTTCAATAAAGTTTGCACCCACAGTGTCCATACCCTCATCTAGCTTGGCCACATTATCTTGCCAGCGTTCAATGCACCAGTATTGCATGTATTCACGCCAATCAGACACACGAGTATCTCCCAGTCTGCTGAGACCTTTTAGATGAAAATAGCAGATGTAGAATTCTTCATCTGTGCTATCGCAATCTTTTTTAAGTTGATTCAGTGTGGGATATTCCCACAATTTGGTATCATCGCTGGTATGTACAAATTGCACATTGGGAAAATCTGTTGGATTTAGAACTTCTTTGGCAGCAGTAAAACTGCCTTCACGACCATTGGTACATAATACCACTTGATCTGCTGCATCTAGTAATCCCACTTCGCTGGCCAATGTCATTTGTTCGCTCATTAGATCAAATGCTCCCGGTAAATCATTTAGATGTACATAAATTTTGATTTTCATTTTAGTCCTTTATAAACACTTTCTGCTGTAGCCACTTGGCTGCGTTTTTGTATTAGCTCTAGGATTTCCGCGTTTTCTTTTTGATCTTCGCGTGGCACAAACAGTGCTTTTCCTCTGCTGCTGACATTGTCTGCTGGTTCTGTGACGTAGTACACAGCAAGGCTTTGTCGCATGACACCTTCAGGACAAACGAGATCTTGGGGTAAACCATGCCATGAATATTGGGTGGTGTCAAAAAGCACTGCACGATTGAATCTATTTTCAACCGTGGTAACAAGTTCTCGGGCTGTGTTGGTTTCATAATCATGACTCCATAGTTCCAATCCACCACCCCATGCTGGATTCCAGTCCGGAGTGATGTACACGATTAGATTGTAATGACGTTCTAATTGTAACTTGGGATGTATGCTGTAGTCAAGATGCACATTTAACTTTCCACTGGTTGCATGAGCATGCCAGCCACCCCCGTGTAACCCCACATCGGCCTGCACACCTTGATAGCCTGTGATCTCTGACACAATATTTTCAAATCCTGTGCCGCACAGATAATGAAACACAGCATAGGTTGTCTGAGGAAATTTGTCCCAGTGATTGCAGGCCTTTTTGTTTTCTATAGGATTGTTGTAATGAGCGTTCCAAACTGGGCTATCATATGCAGGAAATTCTGTCACCAGTCGTTTGGCCACTTCTGGTAAGAAAAAATCATCAATCACAACATGGTTGAATGGTTGATTGCTAAGAAACTGTTCTTGTAGTGCTCGCCAGTTTCTATCTGTTAGAAATTTTTGCATATTTAATTTACAATTGGATGTCCGTTGGGTGCAATGGTTCCATAAACTCCCACTTGATCAACTTCTAGCACATGTTCTTTTGGTAATGCATAAAACAAACAGTGTTCAATATCAGCATACCCGCCTGCCTTCATGCGTTCGCGCATGTAATTGCGAGCATTAACATAATAATTGATCATGTCTGCATGCATACTAGATGGCCAACTGAGCAATCGTGCCATGTACTGTTCTGCAAGTTGAGTCACCTGAAACGGAAACTGACTAGGAACTCTTTTGCCTATGACAATTTTATCTTTAACTTGATTTGTTGAATAAAAATCAATATCAAACTGTTCGTTCAAAAGATATCGTCCAGACATTTTAAAAATTCTATCAATACCATTCAGTTCATCTGAGTCTATCAGACTGCGTAGGCTCAAAGGAAAAGTTGTAAGTTCGGTTAAGTTTTTTACTATGTCCCAGTTGTCGTACCAGGCAGGATTGTTATATATCCAGTTTACTTCTTTGTTGGTAGTGAAATCTAAAAAGATATCACAGGCCTCTAGCAACGCAGATTCTTTGTCAACATGTAATCCGTTGCCACTAACTTCATTTACAACTATTTTAACATTTGGTATGCGTTCTCTTAGATTTTTTATAGTATCTAGAGTCATGGCAAGTCTTTGATCAGCATTATAAATGCCAAATCTACTTTCCACTGCACTGGTTACAATGACTAGTGCATTCATTTGCGCAGCCACCGATCGTTGGCCAGTGTCCAATCCACTACCTCTTTCACACGCTCGCTTAGTTTGATTTTAGGAATCCATCCCAGACTTTCTAACAAGCCACCGTCCAATGCATAGCGCAGGTCGTGTCCCGGACGACTGCTGTGGAAGTCAACCATTTCGTATTTGAGTTCTTTGCCTTGTGCTCGTGCAATAATTTGTGCTAGCTCAAGATTGTCAATCTCTTCTGGTCCAACCAGGTTGAACTTAGGACACTTGGCATGACCGTAATCACCTGAGTGTTTGTAGTCCTGCAGGTTGTCTAGAATAAACATCAGTCCGTCTGCCACATCTTTGGCATGAATATAGTGACGCGATCCTGCTTGTGTACGAGTTGGATCACTGTGTACAGTAACCACTTCGCCATCACGTACCTTCTGGATCACCATGGGGATATACTTCTCTGGATGTTGCCTTTCGCCAAACACATTCATAGTATGTGTTACCACAATAGGCAAATTGTATGTGTTTTCAAATGCCACACACAGCTCTTCTGCTGCTGCTTTGCTAGCACTGTATGGATTGGTACTGTTATAACGATCATACTCTTTATAGTTTACGCCATGTGGCGCGGGACCAAACACTTCGTCAGTTGAAAAGTAAACAAAACGTTCCAACTGTTTGAGAGTACGACCCCACTGTAGAAGATTCACAGTGCCTACTACATTATCCATCACAAACTCCATTGGATACTCGATTGAGCGATCCACATGTGACCCTGCGGCTAAATGCAGCACATAGTGTACTTCGCCAATCATGCCTGCGGTAAGTGGTGAAATTTCTGCTTTGAGATCGTGCCATACCACTCGTACACGTTTTCTAACTTCTGGATCATGATCCTGCATCATGTCTGCAAGACGATTAAGGTTTCCACTAAAATCCAACCGATCCAAACATACCACGTTCCAATCTGTGGTACGAAGAATACGGTCAATCACATGGTGGGCAATGAATCCGGCGCTGCCGGTGATTAAGACATTCTTAGACAATTTGAATTCTCCAATGAGTAATTGATAATGTATTTATTGTTGCAATTTTACCTGTATTTTGTTTTTATAGCAAGAGAGTGCGGCTCCAATCACTTGATGCATGTCATAGTACATGTACTCGCCCAATCTGCCGCCAATGATAGTGCGTGGCTCTGCATCTGCTAGTTCTCTATATTTTGCATATCGTTCTTGATCCTCTGGGGTGTTCACTGGGTAGTACACCGTATCGTCTCCTTGTGCGGCACGACTGTATTCTATACCAATCACAGTTTTATCGTCTGGATACTTTTTCTCCGGATGAAAATGTCTGTGTTCAATGATCCTAGTACAGGATATTGATGTTTCTGGAAAATTAACCTGCGTTACCCCTTGATAGTCTTTAACCATTTTGATCTGAAAATCAATGTCTATGGTTCTCCAGTTCAGTCTACCAAATTGATAATTGTAATAACGATCAATTGGCCCTGTGTAAATCACCAACTGATTCTGCACTTGATCCTGCACTTCAAACCAGTCGGTGTTCAAAAACACTTTTATGTTTTCGTGATTCAGCATGCGTTCAAAAATAGGAGTGTACCCATCTACTGGTATGCCTTCATAGAGGTCGTTGTAGTATCTGTCGTTATGATTAGTGCGCACTGGCAAGCGTCTGGCATAGCTGGCTGGCAACTGCTTGGGATCAGTTTCCCATTGCTTTTGCGTATAGCCTCGAATAAAAGCATGATACAGTTCTGGACCTACCAAAGCCAATGCCTGCTCTTCAAAGTTTTTTGGATCACTGTTGGCATAGCGTTCTCGCATTTGATTCAGACACTCTTCAGCTCGTGCAGGTGTATAGGTAGTATTATAAAAACTGTTCAGTGTGCCGAGATTGATGGGCATGCTGTACAGTTTACCTTCTACTGAACTCAAACACTTGTGACGATAGTGATTGAATTCTGTGAACTGATTTATGTAATTCCATATTTCTCTATTACTGGTATGAAATATGTGAGGTCCGTATCTATGCACATTGATACCAGTGGCAGTATCATCTTCTGTATAACAGTTGCCGGCAATATGTGATCGTTTTTCAATTACTGCCACACGGTATCCGTTTCTGCTAGCACGTTCGGCCACTACACTGCCAAACAGTCCGCTGCCTACTACAATAAGGTTGAAGTTATCAAACATGATCTATTATACTACTAAATATTCCTGGAGTCTAGCATGAACATAAAAATTTATCAAGCCTATTATCGTGAAGATCAAAAAGAACATCTGGATGCAGAATTTGAACCATTTGACAACACTGCCAACCCAGTTAAAAACCTATACGAACACTATATCTATCATCAGGTGCGCAAACGTGCGCTAGCAGAAGGTGTAGATCGTTGGGGCGTGTTTAGTTGGCAATGGCGTAAAAAACTACAGCACATTGAATCTTCAGCTGTACTAGGCATGACTGAACAAGTTTCAGATGCAGAAGTTTTGATTTTTAATGCTTACCCTGCAGATGAACTTGTGGCATACAATGTGTGGGAGCAAGGAGCATGGAGCCATCCTTACATTGTGGTACTAGGAAGAAAACTGCTGGAACTAATGGGAGAAAACCCAGATCTAGTTTATCTGCCCATGGATCGCAGTACCTACTGTGCTGCAAACTACTTTGTGGGTACTGCTAAATTTTGGGACGGACTATTGGAATTTCTAGATCGGTATGTTGCTGCTATAGACAAACTTGACGATGAACATAAAAAAATGTTATATTCAAGTGCAGGATACGAACCAAATCCTGCATTGGATTATACCGGTTTCATATGCGAAAGACTGATCAGCACCTATTTGGTCAAATGTCAATTTCACATGAACATATCAGCATTTGTTCCGTACGTGCATGAGCTGGGCAATCTAAAGCACGAAGCAGTAAGAAACCAAGACAAAGAAAAAATTCTCAAATGGAACGAGATTCGCGCAGCCAAGGGACTGAAGCTAGCAACAGAATGGATAGAAAAAGTATTCTAATCACTGGAGGCAACGGCTTTATTGGGTCGTTTCTCCGCAATCACTACACCAACAAATACAAGATCTACGCACCAGGACACAGTGTGTTGGACCTCACCAACGCACAATCAGTTGACAAGTTTTTTGCTGATTATAAAGTGGATTACGTGATACACTGTGCCCTAGCAGGTCGTGATAGAATCAACGCAGTTGATCCTGCTCTGGTCACTGCCAATCTTGAAATGTTCAACAACCTGTGGCGCAATCGTGCGCACTTCACAAAATTTATCAACATGGGTACCGGAAATGAATTTGATACCAGTACCAATATTAACATTGCCCCCGAACATGAATTTTACAATCACTTGCCCATGGCCAGTTATGGTTATGCCAAAAACATCATTGCTAGGTTGATTGCCAGCACACAAGACTTCTACAATCTACGACTGTTTGGAGTGTTTCATCATACTGAGTCTGACAAGAGATTTTTCAAGAGACTGCTGCATGCAACTGATTCCGCACCGTTTCGTATTTTTCAAGATCACCAATTTGATTTTGTGAATCTTGAAGATCTTGTGCCAGTGATTGATTCCATACTAGAAGGGCCTAGTATCAATGAGTACGATATCAATATTGTTTACATGCAAAAATATTTGCTGAGCGAGTATGCTCACATGTTTGCCGATGTACACAATATCCCACACAGCAGAATTATTGTGGAAGATACCGGTGCAAATAACTTCACCGGAAATGGTTTTCATCTAGGGTCAAACAATTTTACATTCAAAGGACTAATTGCGGGCTTTGAGCAGTACCGCAATTAATCTTCAGCCTTATCGTTAGCGTCAAGATGCTGTTTTACTGCTCGCATGAGTTTACGGGCAGTGTCATAAACATATTCTCTTGTGTCACCATCGTCGGTGTTTAACACCATGATAAAACCGTTGGCAACTTTCCGCAATTCAATATTTTCAAACATTTTGATCCTCATGAGGTTATAATTACTGCTAGAGTATAGTACAACCTCATAAAATTGTCAAGCTATTTGAGCGCAGTTCAAAATCTGTATTTGCCAACTTCAATATCAAAAACGGCAATGCTGGATGATCGTATACGTCAAAGAAATACTTGTCTGCCCATAATCTACTATCCAACATGCCTATCTCAAAACGACCGTACCTTATCCCTAATTCGTTTAAGGAGCTTTTGACCAAACGATAGTGCTTCTTCCCCACGCTGGCAAGCCCGTAGATAGTTTTCTGTTTCTTCCTCGTCGCTTTCGTCATCTTCTTCATAGTTTTCTTCCCATAAGTGTTCATCAGGTGCATTCTTTCCACTATCGTATATGCGATAATAATGCTCATTGGGCATGAGTTCACGGAATGTGGTTCCTGCCATGGCCAAACCTAGAGCTGTGAAATGGCTGGGTTCCAGAATATCTGTGATATAGAATGTGCTAGAACATGCGCCACCAATGCCCTTGATTGGACCATGCTTAATTTCTAGATCTCTAAGATACTTGCGCATGTCCCATGCATCTGTACCTTCTTTCACAATCACTCGTGTGATGCCTTGGTTCTGGTTATGCAGTCTAAACTTGTCATCTACAGTAAGTTCTCGCAGATGTGCCACATTGTCCTCGCCAATGGTCAGCAGACAATTCTTGACCTTGATAGATCCTTTGGTATGGCTGTTATCTGGGGTTTCTTTGGTACTCCATGGAACTGTGCATTCCACGTGCTCGACATAATAGGTCTTGCCACCGGTTTTAATGATCCACATAGGGACTGTTGCGTCCTCTAAGTGCTTTTTGTTGAAATGAAATACTACATCTTTACAACCTAATTCAATCTATGACATTTTTGTTTCTCCTTAAAATTATATTTACTCTACTGCAAAATGTTCTGCCACACGGCAGATTCTATCAACTACTTCGGTCATTCTACCATCGCCTGGTTCTGGTAAATTTTGACCAAACACATCCATGCATTCTGCCACAATCAACCCAGCAAATCGTTCAATAAATTGTTCTTGCGTATCCCAATTATCTGGGTCAGAATCTTCTCTAGCAGCCTTGATCCAACATTCTCGAATTCGTTCGTTCATTGTGGTTCCTTGAATAGTGGCATACCTTCGCTTAAATGTCGGATATATTCCAAGTTGGTTGGAAAAGAGTCAAGTGTGCCTTTGTGGCTCATAATGCTTACAGTGTGCGGATCCGGTCGTTCTAGGCCATAGAAGAACATTTCTGTGGCACCTTGTTCAATTTGTTTTGCGAAGTGTTCGTTCATTATTAATCTCTAAAATCAATGTATAACTCTGGTTATTCTCAACTTCATCAGAGTCTAACGACTCCACCTGCCGAACAATCATTGCGGACACTGTTAACCCCGAGCCATTTCTTCACGCAGTTGGCCTACTTCGCCGATGAGTTTTCGTCTATCGGGAACGACGGAGAATCTGGTGCGTCTGGTGGGAATCGAACCCACGCTTCTGAAGTTTTAGAGGCTTCTGCTGTTCCACTTAGCTACAGACGCATGGAGCGGGAAGGGGGATTCGAACCCCTCTATTTCAGTTTGGAAGACTGACGTGTAACCATAAACACTTTACCCGCATTTTAACTATTTAATCAATGTAGGTTGGATTGGCTTGCGTTGTTCTTTCGCGGCTTCCATAGCGGCTGCATCTTCTGCACTTATCTTGGCAGCAATGTAAGTGAATATTTTGATTGGTCGCCAGAATCTAGTAAACATGTTATTAATCAACAGAATAGCACTAATAATAATAATGATACCCAAACTGATCAATAGTGCGCCTGTTACAAAGTTTGCTGCTTGAATTACTTCCACTGCAATTTGATTTTCCATATGTGCCTCATTGTAAAACTGTTTGGTAGGAAGTGACGGGATCGAACCGCCGACATTCTCGGTGTAAACGAGACGCTCTCCCAGCTGAGCTAACTTCCCACGAACCTGGAGCAGGATATCGGATTCGAACCGATGACATTCTCGTTGGCAACGAGACATTCTACCACTGAATTAATCCTGCATGTTGTCTAGCTACTAGTCCTCACTAGCCCTAGACTGAGCTGTTACTCTGTCCGCACATTTTTACTTATGGCTAGAGCGTGAACTCCACCTACGATTTTTCTATCACCCATATAAGCGGGCTTTGAGGCTGTTATCGTATGAGCCCTGGCATTGTGGTGAAGCCAATTTACCCCCTATTATTAACGAGTAGGGACCCCGAGGTTCTGGTGCTGGCGAAAGGAATCGAACCCTCAACCTACTGATTACAAATCAGTTGCACTACCGTTGTGCTACGCCAGCAAATACAGTATTATAGCACGATATTTATAAAGATCAACCAGTTCTTTGAATCAAATGCCAACCAAACTGTGTTTGTACTGGTTCACTCACTTCGCCAATGCCGAGAGCAAATGCAGCATCTTCAAATGGTTTTACCATCATGCCTGGACCAAATACACCAAGATCTCCGTCACGTGCTCTGCTAGGACACGAACTGTGTGCTCTAGCCAAATCACCAAACTGAGTACCTTCAGTAATCTTGGCCTTGATAGTCAAGGCGGTGTTTAAATCTGATACCAAAATATGTCTAGCTGTTACCTGCATTATTTGTCCTTTTGTTCTAAAATTTTCACTTCATATTCTGCCAGAGCTTGTCTAAATTCATCCTCGTTTAGGTCATGCCAACCAATACAATTACCAGTTGGACTGCGACCACATCCACAAGTGCCAGGCACATGTTCTTGATTATCCATATCATCCTTTATGTTTGGTTGCAGAGGCAGGATTCGAACCTGCGATTCCCGGCTTATGAGACCGGACGGATGACCACTTCCATACTCTGCGATTGTTATTTACTCTTTTTTGCCACCTAGCAATTGCAAAAGAGCAATGAATATATTAATAAAATCCAGATACAATGTCAAGGCGCCCATAGTACGAATCTTACCATCATCATGTCCATCGTAGTACAGTTCTTTTAGTTTTTGTACATCGTATGCTGTGAGTCCCACAAAGATTACAACTGCTAGCACGTTAATGATTTGTGCCAATACTGGTAATGCAAGCCAGATGTTAATCACACTAGCAACAATAATACCAATCAAGCCCACAAACAAGAAGGTTCCCATGCTGGTTAAATCTCGTTTGGTTGTAAATCCTAGAATTGCAAATGTAGCAAACACTACCGCGGCAATTAAAAACGCTGTGATAATACTTGCGCCTGTGTACACTAAAAAGATACTGCCCAGGCTCAGTCCTTCCGAAACTGCAAACCCCAGGAACAATAGGATAATAGTGTTGGTGCTGAATCGTTCCGCACCTAAACTCATCGCAAACACAAACGCTAATGGGCTCAAAATAATCAGCCAGGTTAAAATGCCTCCGGTGTACAAAAACGGCATGGTGCTACCAATTGCAGCAGCACCTGCACTAATCAGCAGAGCAACGGTCATGCGCATGAACACATCGCGAAAAAAACTCTGAACTCCGCTGCCTACTGCATTGGATTCGGAAATAGTGAAGCTCATGTTAGACTCCTTGGTTAATTGACATATTTTAGTTAACGACAACGGGTTTGTCAACCGTTACATAGCAGGACCGTTGCCGTTTTGAAAGCCAACTGTACCACCTTCTGCTTGAATACGCTTGATAACGTCCTCAAACAAGATAGGTGCAAAATCCGTTTGCTCCACGCACACACAGTGATAACGAGTATCAATATATGCATTTTCAAGCCCATACTGACTACGATTTTCATTATAAAGCATTACACGATTAGCATGTAGATGCCCATGTATGTTAGTACCAAAACGACCTAGGCTGTCCGAATGAATAGGAATATGGCTCAGTATCATTCCGTTCATTACATGGTATGCACGTAGTTCACGAAAGTACTTTCTATATTCGTCATCACGGAAGATATCGTGGTTACCACGTATCAGCACTTTGTCACCGTTTAGACGTGCCAAGGTGGGCAAGGCCTTTCTGTTGATCACAACATCGCCTAAGTGGTACACCTTGTCATTCGGACGCACTCGCTCGTTCCAACGGCGAATCATTTCTTCGTCCATTTCCTCAGGGGTGTCCCAAGGACGCAACTTGGTCACACCATCGTTGCGCATGAATCGGCACACCCCCAAGTGTCCAAAGTGTGTGTCACTTACTAAAAATACTGCTGGCATTATGATAACCTTTCTACTGCTCGTCTAAATAATATTTCTTGTTTGGCGAATGCTTCTAGCTCCCAAGGTGTGTTCAAATACTTGGTGTTCTTTGGGTAGCGTTTGCCTTTCCAATACTTGGTACCGTTTTTGGTTTTTAACACTCCCCGGGCCAACTGTTTCACATGCACCATTTCATGTGCAAGTGTGATGCCCATTTCATGCAATCGTCCCGGCTTGATAGTGACCACATAGCTGTCTATACCAGGCAAAGGCACTGTGCAACCATCGTTGCCTTCGCCTGCACTGTGTCCAATCTCCACTAGCACAAATCGTTTACTTTTTGTTAATTTTAACTGTTTAATAATAGAGGGCAAGATTGCTTCTATCAGCATCTTGTATTTTTTGCTACGAGATTTCACAGCGTATTCCATAATGATCCTTGTGCTAGATAAAAGCTACAAGGATTATATAACGAAATCCAAAAAAGGTCAACCGTTACAGTTTTGTTAAGCTGCTACTGCTTTGATCACTGCAAAGTTTAAAATTGGAGATTCTACTGTGGTCCCACCAGTGGTCGCAAAACTAACACGGAAACTGCCCGCCGCTACTGCGGTTACATTAATCATGTAAAGATCTGTGCCAGATCTTTGATTAACTATTACAACGTCTGTGGCTGCAACTGTGCTGTTGGTTACTGTAAACGATTGCCATGTGGGTGTTCCATTTGCAGAAACCAAGGTGATCGCGCCAGTTGGAGTGTTTATAGTCACTCCTGTGGTTCTACTTGTGAGTTGCGTGACTGCTCCTCCAGATCCTGTGGCATATCCTATGCTGGCTGTGTTAGCGGTTACTCGTATAGCACCTGCGCTGTTTACATCGCCGGCTATGCCTACACCACCTCTTACTACCAGTGCGCCTGTGGTACTGTTGGTAGACACCGTGGTTGCATTCGCCACAAGGTTACTGTTAGTGCCTGTTCCAAGTATCACATTGCCAACAGCATGAAGATTACCGCCAATGCCAATACCACCTGTTACTATTAGAGCTCCGGTTGTTGAACTAGAGCTTGCAGTAGTATTAGACACGCTTACAATACCAGCCACATTCAACTGACTGGTAATACCTACTCCACCTGTTACTACTAGAGCCCCTGAAATAGAACTTGTACTTGGTGTAGTACTATTAAAAGCTACGTCGCCGCCAACATTCAATCGGCCGGCAATGCCTGTTCCACCTGTTACTACCAGTGCTCCTGTTGTTGTGTTTGTGCTTAATGTGGCAGCTGATGCCACTATGTTTCCGCCAGCAATAATTGCGCCGGCTGCACCAATTCCGCCAAATGTGACAATTGAACCAGTGGTTGTGTTTATACTTGAAGTGCTTGAAGACACAACTACATTTCCGCCTACATTTAAACGATTAGTTACACCTACGCCACCCACAACCACCAGTGCGCCCACACTAGTATTAGTGCTCTCTGTTCCGCTGCTGAATAAAACATTACCACTTACATTTAAACGTCCAGCAATTCCTGTACCACCAAATACAGTTAGTGCGCCCACACCAGAATTAGTGCTCTCTGTTCCACTGTTAAAATAAACATTACCACTTACATTTAAACGTCCGCCAATGCCTACTCCACCTTGAGCCGACACTACAATTGTACCTGTACCTGAATTTACGCTAGCGGTGTTGCTTGAGAATGTGCTAACTCCCCCAACAGTTAACCGACCACCAATCCCCGCGCCTCCTATTGCTACCAAAGCACCCTGTGTGGTATCAAAACTTTGTGTTGATGAAGCAGCTACTATGTTACCGCCAACTTGTAGTGCGCCTCCAACCCCTACTCCACCTGTGACTACTAGTGCACCTGTGGTGCTGTTTGTACTTGCTGTACTAGATACCACTACCAAATTACTGTTTGTGTTAGTACCAATTTTACTATTAGCATAGGTTTGAAAAGCGCCCAAATTGCCGCTTAATCCTGTGCCACCACCTACAGCCACAGTTAGACTTCCGATGTTTGCTGACACATCACCAACATTTTGTAGTGTCAATGTACCGGCTACTCCCACACCACCTTTTACTACAAGTGCACCTGTGGTAGTACTAGATGAACTTGTGGTGGCATCAATCACCACGTTACTTGTGGTTCCTGTGCCAAGTATTACATTGCCTGCTGCAAACAAGTTGCCAGCTATGCCCACTCCGCCTGCCACTATCAATGCACCTGTGGTTGAACTGGTGCTCACATTAGTGTTGCTGGATCTTAGTACTCCGCCAACATTTAGATTTCCGCTAGTGCCTATCCCGCCTGTGACTACCAGTGCGCCTGTGGTGGTAGATGTGCTGACATTTGACCCTAGCACAATTGCATTAGTGTCAATTTGCACGTTACCATAAATTCTAGTACCAGATAATAATTTTGCCATAATATTACTTATTCAAAAAAAAAAATAAACAACTTGCATTTAGGGTGCTAAACCATAAATTGTACTAACAGTTGGAGCTGGACCGGTTATTCCGCTTGCTGGTCTACTGTAATTCACCGCACTGGAAACACTGATACCGCTTACAAAATCGTCATATAAAGGATCTATAGAAGCATCATCAAAAATTGTTGTTATAATCACAGTAGTATCATTAACCAGTTCGCCCCACACTTGAATATAGTTGTCACTGTAAGACCCACTGACAAAAGTTTTAGATCTTACTACCACATTACCACCTCTACGAAAACTACTTGCTGTATAAGATGCTGTTCCTGACGTTCTAAGAAAATTATACCAATCACTAGTTTTACTATTTGCCGGCGAACCTATTGCACCAACACTTGTAATAACGCTGCCTCCTAGTTTGAAAAAATTTCTAATGTCTGTCACACTGGCAAATTCTAATGACACGCGGTGTCTTAGAGAAGTTCTCCAAAGAGTAGAATAACTGCCTGATGCACCTGCTATTGTAGATAATCCAATAGGTTCATTGGCTGTGATGGTTTTGGTATTAAGTGTTGGGTATTGTCTGTTTAATTGTCTTAAACTCCAAATAATTCTTACTGCACCATTTGCGCCGGCTGCGCCATGATTTGCTATGGCACCACCACCTCCGCCACCACCATACAACCCGCCTATGGCAGTCTGTGATCCAGTATAGTTCGCTCCGTTGATACCTCCATATCCGCCTAGACCGCCACTACCATTACCATTGATGTCTGCTACTCCTCCAGTGGCTGTTAGACCTGGTATGCCAAACAAACTCACACCGCCACCGGCGCCGCCGCCACGTCCAGTTGGATTTCCAACAGTCTCTCCGCTACCGCCGCTACCGCCGGCACCTCCAAGAATACTAGATTGTCCTGGTGTTCCGTTTGTGAGTGGAGAAAATGTTCCGCCGGCACCACCATCGCCACCGTTACCTCCATACCCGCCGGCGCCACCACCACCGCCACCCCCGCCCTGAGTTCCACGGTAAGGACCACCAGCACCGCCGTTGCCGCCACCTATGTTACCACTTATAGTACTCCCGGTGCCGCCCAACGGAGTTAGTAATGATCCTGCTGCAAGAGATTCTCCTCCATTGGCAAACACAATATTGGATCCAAATGCACTGTACCCACCAGGTGAACTGCCGTTACCCGCAGTTCCGCCTGCACCAACAATCACAGTATAAGTGGCACCTGGTGTGACTACAAGATCATTTATGTATCGTAACCCGCCACCAGCACCGCCCGCACCCGGGGCTGCACCGGCACCTCCGGCACCAACGCAGATCACACTTACAGACGAAATACCAGAAGGACAAGTCCAGGTATACACACCTGGTACAGTATAAAATTCCTCGGATTCATACTCAACTTCGTTGAATGCTCCTGCTATGGATAAATTTCCATTAGCATATTCTTTTTTGACTATACCGTTTACTACACCACCTAAGCTAACTTCATCAAACTCTGCTGATGTTGTGGCTGTGCTACTGACTTTAATGTTAGATGAAGACACTTCGTCTAAGCTGCCTTCATAAACAACAAGATCACCAGAGGATGTTAATCTATGTACTAGGTAACTCATGTATTATCCGAACACCGTATCAAGACTGTTTGTTGCCTGATTGTACTGTTGATAAACCACGCTGGTTGCATTTGCACTAAAAGTAAATCCAATTCTAGAACTTGTATACACATTTCCACCTGAATATAAGTTTCCAACCAATCCAATCCCGCCTGAAACTTGTAGTGCTCCGGTGCTGCTGCTGGTTGCTGCTGTATTGATAATAATACCAACATTGCTTGCACTCATGTAAGCAACCTGTTGGCTAGGCCCAGCACTACCTGAATAAAATCTCAACACATCGTCGCCGCTGGCAGCTGACAGTTCTGCACTAATATATGCATCTCCAGAAACTGACTTAACTCCTCCAAGACTGGACCAAGCTGCGCCTGCGCCATACCCTTCATAACTTTGTAATGTGGTATTGTATCTTATCATACCAACTGCTGGTACGCCAGGCCGAGTACCAGTTGTTCCAGCGGCTATCTGTGTGGTAAAACTGCTTTGACTAATAATATTACCAGCAACAATAATGTTACCAGACACCCCAACACCGCCGCTGACCACCAGTGCTCCGGTTGATGTGCTTGCGCTAGATGTTCCGCTGGAGACAACCACATTACCACCAACATTCAAACGGTCTCCGATGCCTACACCTCCAGCGACTACCAGTGCACCTGTGCCAGTTGATGTTGATGTGTTAGCCGAAATAACTGTAGCACTGTAACTTACCACAAGATTGCTTACACTCTTGCCCATTTCTATACCAGTTAAGGTAACTCCTAAACTGGTTATAGAAGCAGAGGTGGTTTGACTGCTTAACAATTGCCAATAGTTACCAGTATAAGTGGTGTCTTCGCTGGTGACTAGATCAAATTTAGCAAACAATCTTTGGTTAGCATCATTAAATTGATAATATAAATCGTAGGCTGCATAGGTGCTGCCATTATAACTGAGTACAAAATCACTGGCATCAAAGGTCGCTTTGGCTTGATTATTCAATAAAGATTCCACATACAATTGCGGAACTGCGCCTGTTGCACTTGATCCTACTGCTCTCACAAACACCCGATATGCTTCAACCGCTGGCAAGTATCTACCAGTAACTAAACAACTGATTACTACTTCGGCCATGTCAGCTGCTTGCATAACCGGAATAGTGGCCAATTTTACATAATGTCCGCTGGTGCTGTCTGTAGAATTTACCATATCCATGCCAGCTACAAAGCTGGACAAACTACCGCCACCAACACTAAGATTTCCAGCAACCACTAGGTTACCACCAATGCCCACCCCGCCTGTAACTACCAGTGCGCCTGTGGTGCTGTTTGTACTAGTCGCGTTATTATCAATTACCACGTTACCGCCAACATTCAATCTGTTGCTTATGCCCACCCCGCCTGTAACTACCAGTGCGCCTGTGGTGGTACTGGTACTTTCTGTCCCGGTGTTTACTTTAATTTGTCCTGAAGTTGAAAGAATGTTTCCGGCAATTTCAATAGCGCCGCCTGCCACAATGTCGCCGCTGAGCCCTATACCTCCGGAAACCACTAGTGCGCCTGTGGTTGTGCTAGAAGTTGCAGTACCACTGCCCAGCACTGTATTACCTCCAACTTGTAAAGCTCCGCCAATACCAGCACCGCCTGTAACTACCAGTGCGCCTGTGCTTGTGTTTAAACTGGCTGTAGCAGCCGATGCCACTATGTTCCCGCCAGCGATCACTGTTCCAGCAATGCCCACACCGCCAGCAACTACCAGTGCACCTGTGGTGCTGTTTGTACTAGGTGTCGTAGCTAGTGCTACAATATTGCCGCCAACATTCAATCTATTTGCTATGCCTACACCGCCTGTGACTACCAGTGCACCTGTTGTGGCATTGGTACTTTCTGTTCCAGATGCGGCTACTATATTACCACCAGCAATCACACTGTTGGCTATGCCTGCACCTCCAGCAATTACCAATGCACCTGTGGTAGTGGAAGTGGTGTTAGTGGTTGAGGTAATTACCAAATTACCTGCAATTTTTCCCACACTGCCTATGTTGATTGCCCCGGCAATTCCTGCACCTCCAGCAATTACCAATGCGCCTGTGGCGGTATCTGTGCTAGCTGTAGTTGATTCAGTTACAATATTTCCTGCTGTGTACAGAGAACCGCCAATACCAGCACCACCTGTTACTTGTAACGCACCAGTTGAACTAGACAAACTATTAGTAGCGGCTGTGATTGAAAGATTTGAATTGCTTACAAATGCAATGTTTGCCCAAATTGCACCAGCATCGTCGTCAATGATCAATACTGGTACCCCATTGGTCACACTAGCCACTTGATTTGGAACAAATTCCAGCTGTCCTTGACTGTTTACACCCATTCGGAATGCTTGATCATTGGAGCCAATCAATCCCAAGGATGTGCCAATATTAACGTTACCTGAAATCCCCACACCGCCAGCAACCACTAGTGCTCCTGTATTGGCCGCAGTTGATGCATCACCGGTTACCACTATGTTACCAGTAGCTGTAATACTTCTGCCAGCACTGCCACCGATGTAAAGATTACCAACAGCAATACTTGCACCGCCAGTGATTCTTAAGGCTCCAGTGGTAGTTGATGTGGCTTGAGCATTTGAACTGGTGGAAATATTTCCAGAAGTCAAGGTGTTGGTGCCAGGATTAAATGTGAGTGTGTTTGTATCACTATACAACTGTTTGTAAGAATCTGAAACTGCTGTACTGTTTAGATCTGATCCAATATAAGGAATATTATAAGCGGTATTGTTGTCTGGTGATTCAACCACATACACCCAGTTGGATGAGTTGGCAATAAATTGTGCGCCATTAGCAAAGAAATGATCCCCTAGATATAAATTACCAATCACGGCATTACTGGTGTAAACATTTCCATTACTAGAAACAACGTTTCTGATATTGGTTATCTGTGTATTGGCCGCAGTTAAGTTAGCATTAGTTACGGAATTGAGTACATTAGCCGCCGCAACTCTAGCATTAGCACCATCTACCCCTTGTTGTGTTAGCACTATGGCTGCATTGGCCGCATCCACACGATTTGTGTTTACCACTATGGCTGCATTGGCTGCTGTGATATTGGCTCTGATACTGTCAAAGGTAGCACTTACAGTGCTGCTATACGCAGGATCACCGGCCACTGCATTGGCTAATTTGTTTAAGGTGTTAAAATTGCTATCTGCACCACCTAACAAAGTTGTGTAGGTACTGTTTGTTAAATTGATATTATAGACATTGGCAGAGGTTATGGCTGCGTTAGCTGCTGTTATGTTTGCACGTAGGTTACCAATTTCAATATTGGCTGCTGTGGATCTATTGGTATTAGTAATGATCTGAGCATTGGCTGCGGTAATATTACCACGCAAGGCTTCAATTTCAACATTGGCTGCAATACTTCTACTCACTCCTAATGCGATGCCAACATTAGCTGCTGTGACATTGGCATTGGTACTAGAAATCTGTGTGGATTGTGTAGCTGCATTACTATAAAGATTTGTTATTTCAACATTGGCTGCGGTAATATTGGCTGCAAGTGCTGCTATTTCAATATTAGCTGCTGCCACCCGATTGGTATTCACAAGTATAGCCGCATTGGCTGCGGTGATATTAGCCCTTAAATCATCAATTAACGAGCCCTGAGTAGCTGCATTTGAATATGCAAATGTTTCCAAACTTACAATAGCTGCATTTACTGCGGTATCAGAATTTTGTAGTTGTACTAAGTTGTTGTTGGTAATACCTAATGAAATTTGTACGCTGGTTATAGCCGAATTAGCTCCGGCTAGGTCTGTGGTTAGCCCTGCAATTTGTACGCCTTGTACTACAGCATTACTTTCTAAATTGGAAATTTTTACATTTGCGGCAGTAACATTAGCACGTACTTGTGCTAGACCTGCTGCTGCACCCCCAGGATCAAGTGCATTAACATCAACCCGCAGCAGCCCAACATTTGCTGTAAGTGTGGCAATAGCAGCATTTGCTGCTGTGATATCTTGTTCTCTTGCCCCTGGAACACCACCTGATGTGATTCCATCATGCACTACCACTACATCTTTAGTTGTGTCAACAGTGACTTCGCCCACCGCTCCAACAAATGTGGTGTGTTCTTGTGTGGTTCCTCTACGTAATTGTATCTGTTTTGCCATGGTTTTTGATCCGTTATTATGTTATTTATTTGGAAACAAAACATCAAGCTGGGTAGCTTGTATGCGCTTATTTGAAATTAATGCAAAAATTAGCTTTGTGACACGGTGCCTTGGTGTTTACAAACTTACAGGAACATCTCACGATGCACTAACAAATGTTATGGTGACTGATCCGTTTCCGTAGTTGCCTTGTGCGTTGCCCTGGTTGGTCTGATTGGCGCCTGCGTTATAGCTGCCGCCTCCGCCGCCAAAATATGGTTGGTTATTGGCCGGGGCAAACGTGCTGACGCCCGAAACCGATGTAGAGCCTGCACCACCCGAATAACCACCGCCACCGGCGTGTCTTAGATATAGGCCTTGTGTGACAGATCCACCTCCACCAAAGCCACCTCCTTGTGGTGCATACTGAGCACTAACTGCTCCACCAGCACCACCGAATCTATAAGCAATACCGCCTGCTGAAGATCCTGATCCATTGCCCCAAAATCCAGCGCCGGCTCCACTGTCGGTGGATGAACCACTGGCACCGCCCATTCTGTTGGTTCCACCCACAACACTAAAATAAGCATTTCTACCATTAACACCTATGCTGGCATTGGCTTGACTGTTGGCCAACATTACATTACCCGATCCGCCACCACCGCCAGCTACCAGTATCACTTCAGTGTTGGCCACAGTGGTCACTGCACCACTGTTCAGGACTACAAATGAGCCACCACCGCCGGGACTGGCATTACCATAACTGAACGCTGAACTAGGAGGAACACCACTTTGTCCAACCAAGATCTGTAATTTTTGTCCTTGAGTTAAAACAAAATCACCTTGCATGTCTGCACCCAATCCGCCACCTGTAGCAGTAGCAGGAGCACCCTGGGCACCTTTGGCGCGAATAGTATAAGTTCCGGTGCGAGGCACAGTCCAGTACTGTATGCCATTCACTGAGGTAAAATAGGCATCGTTGTTGATCCAAGTGTTGCCCACGGTGTTATACAACAGCCTGAGATTGCCTACAGTGGGACCAGTACGGCCTACACTATTACCATTAGTAAAGGTCCAAGTGGTAAATTCATACAGCGGTGATTCGCCGTAGATGTTGATACCAGAAATTGTAGCACCTTGAATTATCATGATCCAGCTTCGTAAGTTCCAGTGATAACAAAATAATCGCCGTCAGTCCAAGTAAATGGTGCGCTGTGTGTTACTACTCCTGTATCCCAGAACAGTGTCACCGATGACACATTAGTACCATAAGTCGAATAGATATTGTGAGCCAACGAGTTGTAAAGTCTTGTTCCTACATCGTGCATGACCAAACTCAGCATGGCCTGGCCTACTGATCTACCAGCTACCGGTAGAGAGACTTTGTACTCGCCTGAACCAAAAGTGGTAGATGATCCAAACCCTACATATATGTACACATGCACTACTTTACCTATCTTCTTGTATCTACCTTCAACAAATCCGTTACCAAGTGCAGCATTGCCATCGGCTGATGTCCAAACAGGTGTATACTCTTGCCACTCACCACCGGTGATGTTGACGTTGCCACTTACTGTTATGTTTGGAATACTTGCTGTACCAGTTACAGTTAAGTTAGGCACTGTTACCATACCCGCAGTATCAAATGTGCTTGTATATGCACCTGCTACAATACTGGTGTTGCTACCATAACCAATCAAGTTACCGGCAGTGACATTGCCCGATACCGTGGCATTGGCAATGCTGCTGATGTAACCGCCAGTGATCAATACATTACCACTTTCAAAGTTGGTAAATGATCCCAATGTGGATACCACATTGGTCATTGTATTGATGTATCCACCTGTCAAGATGGCATTGGCAGTGCTGAAGTTGGTAAAATTGCCGTAGGTGCTGTAAACATTACCAATTCGGCTCACCGCATTGGCTGCTGTGTATCCTATACCACCTGCCCCCGACAAGAAGATGTTGCCGCTGGTAAGATTCAAGAAGTTACCATAGTTACTGTATACATTGCCAATACGGCTCACAGCATTGGCACGAGTATAACCAATACCACCTGCGCCAGAAATAAATGCGTTACCAGATGTAAAATTGTTGGCCAACAAGGTATCAAAGTTGGCATTGATGAATGTCAACATGTAGGCAGCCACTTCAGTATTGCCATATGTACCAGCACCACCTGTTGAGTAGGCAACACCGTTGCCCCAGAAGAAACCATTGGTACTGCTCACATTTGCCGCTGTGATTTCCCCAGTGTTTATAGTAGCAGGACTGGCTGTGAAGTTGATGATACCGTCGTAGTTGGCTAGGTACGCGGCCACTTGAGTGTTGCCATAAGCTGTTGTCACATTGGTAAGCTGACTGCCGTCACCAACAAAATAATTTGCTGTGATATTGCCCGGAGCAGTCAAGTTTCCGTTGGAGCCAAAAATCCACTTGTAACGATCTAGTGTATTTGCATTTCCGGTGTTGATGGTTATGTTTGGGTCAATAAAACTGCCTTCCGTGAGCATGCTGGTAAAATCAAGCCCTGTGCCTGCATAGTTGAAAACTATACCAGGATTTCTACCATACAGCGCGGCAGTTTGAGGACCTTTAATGTTTCCGTCTGTATCAAATTTCCAAGAAGTGGTGCCTGTTTCGCCAACATTTAGCAACAGATTCTCAGATCCAAGTTCTGACATTGACACATTGCCAAGAGCAATGCCTTGAGTACCAAGATGTAGTTTTTTCCACACCTGGCCTATACTGCCCAAACTGCTATCATTTGTAACAGCTGGTACCAGATTGCCTGCTGTGATATTGCCTGGAGCAGTTAGAGTACCGTCTATTCCAAATGTCCAACCCATTGATGTATTATCGCTATCAGCATATAAAGACACATTACCAAATGCGTAGATCTCAGCATCACCGGTGTTGTTCAACAACATGCCAGTGACATCGCTGGCGCCAGCACTGAGTCTTACTCCAGTATTACCAACAGATCTAATCTGGCTGTTGCTGGGTAAGGTCAAGATGCCATCGGTATCAAACAACCACGACTGTGTGTTGGCCATGACTGTTAGATTTCCGGATCCGTATCCTGTCACAATTGGTGTACCTACATTACCTGACGCTTCAATATCAACAGGAACATTGAGGCTACCCGACTGAGTAAAAGTAAAGGTATAGGCAACATTGCCGTTATTGGTGCCAATGGTAAAATCGTGATTTGACTCTCCCTGTATTGAAGTCGGACTGCTAGGCAAGGTCAGTGTGCCCGTTTCGTCAAATATCCAACGCCAAGTATTATTTCCGGCATTGGAATAAGTTTCAATCACAGCTCGTGAATTGGCACCTTGTGCTATTATGCTTACTGTATCGCCGTTACTGTTGGTCGAGTTTAACGACACCGCCACATTGGCAGATCCGCCGTTGTAACTGCTACCGTTGGTATTGGCACCTGTAGGGAAGGTTAGGTTGCCTGTGCCGTCAAATGTCCATACCTTTTCAGTGCCGCCATATGCGTTAACACGAATTTGTGCTACCGGATCCGAAGTATCTATATTGTTTAAAAACAACTCGGACCAACTGTAAGCATTAATGTTTGATGCAATAATATCAATGGTTTTAGAATTAACTTGTATTTCGTTGTCATCGGTACCGGCGGTTGTTGTACCAATAGTAAATGTATTACCCTGAGCAACCTCTAGTCTATCATTTGGGAAATTAGTAGTACCGTCTGCGTTGAACATCCAAGTGCCATTCTGATTGCCCAAGGCTATGTTGCCTGTCTCGGCATACAGTCTTAGATCTAGATCGCTCCAGATAGTAGCGTCGTCGGGTACAATTAAATTACCTTCAGAATTAAATTTCCACTGCCTAGATCCCACAGCGGTTGTAGAATAAGTCTGAATCCTGAACTCGCCGTCATTTTCAGGATATACTGTAAACAAACTACTGCCTTCTATATATGGTCCAGTGGGTGTACCATCACCAGCAGGCCAAATCAATGCACCATTGCTAAACCGCCACTGTTGATCATATTCGTCTTGTATGGTTATGTTGCCGACAGTGACATTGCCTCTGGTCAGGTATGTGGCCACATTGGCATTACCATAAGTTGATCCACCGGTTATTGGCGCATTGTTAACCAATAGTGTTCCGCCGTCTACTCTAATAGGAGTATTACCAATATAGATGGTATTGTTGCTGACCCATAAGTCCCGCCATTGATGTGTGGCATCACCAAGACTGTAAGTTACATTTGCGCTCGGTAGTATATTACCGTCAAACGCAGCCAGATAACTCTGTACATTGGCATTGCCGTAACTGGTGCCAGCATTGGCAATCTGTTGTGCCTGAGTCACAGCGTTGGCCAGCAGATCCGTTAAACTGTTTTGTTGTGTGGCAGCATTGGCCAACAGTGCTGTTAAAGAATCTGCCTGCGCACCAGCATTGCTGGTCAGTGTGTTTAGTGTGATTGCCTGTGTGGCTGCATTGCTGGTTAGAGTATCTAGTATTGTTGCCTGCACAGCAGCATTACTTTGTAGTGCTGTGATAGCTGCATTAGCAGCTAGAACATTGGCATTAATTGAGGCAATGGCTGCGGCTTGAACGGCTGCATTGGCATTGGCCGCTGTGATCTGTGCTGTGGTTGCATACCCTGAAAGATCAATGTTGCCTACTGACACATTGGCCAGTTCGCTGTAGGTTGCTAGTCTGGTCCCGCCCACTACCACACCGTCATGCACACGCAGAGTTTTCAGCGTGGTGTCCATGGTTACTTCGCCCATGACACCAGTATAGTTGGTACTTATCGCGGTATTACCTCGTCCCAACAGTACCTTGGTTATTTTTATATTAGCTGTGGTCATCCTAATAATCCTGCGTCAATTACGCCTTCAATGGTTGTAGTGCCAATTGGTGTGTTTGAATAGAAGCCGCTGAGCACTTGCAATGGCACTCTCAAACCATAGTTATCATCAATATACAGCGGAGTTTCATCAGCTGATGAGGTGTTTATGAGTTTTGCAGTAAGTTCATAGTAACGTTGTTCTAGTCCATTTACCACTCCAGCTGGAATAGTAAAAACTCCTAGTCCTTTGTTCTGTGTGATAAAATTCACTGTAAATGCCTCCACAGTAACTTCGTTCTCGGGATCTTGTATGTCAATTTGTACATCATAACCTGTTAGATCAACTGATTTTTGATCTTGATTTTTGGTTACAATGTGTATAGGATTATCAATTCCCTGGTAGATTTTTATTGTTCTGCTGTACACGATCCTGTTCCTCGTTGTGAAGATGGCGGGATCTATGATCTGGATTTCTAGGATGTTTTTATATGAAAAAACTTCAATTGTTTGCATAGATCTATTGCCCGTAATATTTTAGTATTTATGGGAAAACAAGATATACCCCTACAGGGCTATAAATATCAGCATGACCACAGATTTTATTGAAACATTGCCCAGCGCATGGAAAGGGCACAGAGGTTTTGCCCATTGGTTAGTGCAATATCTTCAACCCAAGGTTACAGTAGAGCTTGGAGTAGATTACGGATACAGCACCTTTGTTCTTGCACAAAACAATCCCGGTCAGGTGTACGGAATTGACTTATTCGAAGGTGATGCACATGCCGGTCAGAGAGACATTGATCAATATCAAAAAGTAGTAGAGTTTAAAACCCTGCACAAATTTGATAATGTTCAATTGATTAAAGATACATTTGACAATACTAACGCCACCTGGGACCAACCCATAGATATACTGCATATTGACGGACTGCACACCGGCGAAGCAGTTGAGCACGATTTGGTAACGTGGAGCAGATTTTTTCATGCCAACACCGTGGTACTCATGCATGATGTGTCAAGTTTTGAAGCAGTAGAGCAGGTGTACTTGCGAGTACCTCAACCCAAGTTGAGATTTATTCACTCGGGTGGGCTAGGAGTTTTGTGCCAAAATATAGAAATTTTACGTGCGATAAAAGCTCACTGGATTGACGACATATTTGATGAGCATGAAATGGTTCATCCTGCCCGATATGATGTTGTGATGCGTAGATATAAAAATGATCAGAACGTTAGGCTAAGCCAATCCTAACGAGCTGCTTGACTATCGCCTGGGGCCACACGGTAATTGTCTTCTACACTGTCCGGAGTACTTACTTCGATGATCGCTCCTGCTTCCAGACATTGCAGTTGATGTGGTAATAATGGAGGATTGTGCCAAGTGTCACCAGGACCTAGAACTTTAACATGCAAACTGGCATCTTTGGTATCAATATACCATACATTAAACCTGCCACTCAGCACGTACCACGATTCATCTTTTTCTGAGTGAAAATGCATGCTGAATTTTGCGTTGGTATCAAAACGCATGATCTTACCACAGTATCGATCATTGGTGGCCCAAATCTCTTCTGAGCCCCATCCTTTTTCTACTCGCCCCGATAGTCTTGTCATTTGGTCATTGCTCTTATGCGATTT